GCTCGGCGCGATGGCCCACGGCGTGCCGGTTCGCATGATGTCGAACTGGAACTTATCGAGCGCCGCCATGAAGCCGTCGACGGAGCCGGTCGCGACTGCGGGCATGGCGTGCACGTGGTCGGCGCGCGCGAGCGACGTGGACGAGCCCGCAGCCTGCGCGCCGCCGACGGTGAGCGCCGACGGCGCAGCGGTCGCGACGCTGTGCACGTGGTCGCCTCGCGCAGCGCTCGAGCTGCTGCCGGCGGCTGCGGTCGTGACGGTGATCTGCGTCGGCGCTGTGCTCGTGACTGCGGCGGCGTTGGCTTGAATGGCGGCGAGCTTGGTGTAGTCGGCGGACGAAAGCAGCCCGCGGTTGCTGTAGTTCGCGTCGGGGTACACCTCGACGTATTGGCCGCCGTCATACGTCCAAAGCGAATCCGTGCTGAGCACGTAGGCGACGTCGCCCCGCTCGAGCACCTCGAGAAATTGCCACGTGCTGCCAAGGCTGCGAAAGATGCCGAGCAGCTCGCCCGCGAGGGGCGCGGGGTCTTCGGGGTCGCCGAGCGGCGCGAGTGTGCCGTCGACGAGTATGAGGTCGCCCGCGACGATGGTTATGCCGTCGACGGTCGCGGGTGGCGCGGCAGCGTCGAAGCCGACGCTCTCGTGCACGGCGACACATATAGCTTTCCATGCGGACGGGTGTTGGTGGTCGCCACGCGCGGCAGTGGTCGCGACGCCGACGGCTGCGGCGCCGGTATTCTCGAGCGGCGCGGTGCTCGTGAGCGCGGCAGCGCTGGTCGAGATGCCGTCGAGCTTGGTTTTGTCGGCGCCGGTGAGGAAGCCCGACGCGCCGCCCGCGATGGCAGCTGCGTGCGTCGTGCCGCCCGCTCGAGCGCCATGTTGCGCGTCGGTGGCAATGACGCCGAGCTGCACGCTGTCGGCGGCGACGATGATGCTGCCGTCGGCGTGGGCGACGACGTCGAGCGTGTTGCCCGACTTAGTCATGCCCGCGCCCGCGGTGATCTGCCCCGCGCCGGTGACCTGAGTGAACGTGAGCGCGGTGGTGCCGAGCACGATCGGGTCGAGGGTGATGAGAGCCCACCCGCTGTCAGCGTTGGCGGTGCCCTCGCTCACAAACGTATACATGCCCGATGTGACTTTCGCGCTCGTGTCGGCGTCGGTGGTGCGGGCCCATGCGCCGGCAGCCGTGAGGTATAGGCCGTTCGCGCTCGCGGTCGTCTGCCCGACGAGCAGCACACGCTGCCCGGGGGCTGTCGTGCTGCCGTCGATGGAAACGTTGCCCGTGAGCGCCGCCACGTTGCTCGTCGCGACGAGGCGCACGGATGCCTTGATATCCAACCCCTGCGCGATGGCGTCGACGTATGCCTTGGTCGCTGCATCCTGCGCGGCGCTAGGGTCGAGTACGCTCGAGAGGCGTTGCGCGTTGAAGCTGACGGCGCTCGTCGCAGCTGCGAGCGCAGTCTGCACGCGAGCGAATGACGTAACCTGCGCGCCGGCCTCGACGCCGTCGAGCTTGGTTTTGTCGCTGCCGGTCATGAAGCCCGACGCGCCTGCGGCGATGACCGCTGCGTGCGTCGTGCCGCCCGCTCGAGCGCCATGCTGCGCGTCGGTCGCGAGCACTCCCACTTGGACGTTGTTGGAGTTGACGACGATGCTGCCGTCAGCATTCGCGCCGACGGCGAGGGTTGTGCCTGCGATGGCACTGCCCGACGTCTGTGGTGTCTGAACGAGCCCGCTGTTAGCGGCTAACCCTGCAATGAAACTCTTGCCGCCGATGAGCGCCCACCCGATGATCGTCGAGCCGATCGAGATGGGGTCGGCGCTGTAGAGCGTCCACACAGAGCCGCCGTGCGCCGTGCCCTCGGAGACAAAGACAGTCGTGCCGCTCGTGAGCTCGGCGTTAGTGTCCGCGTCGGTGGCGCGTGTCCAGGTGCCGTTGCTGCCTGTGCCGAGTGTTGTGACGGAATAGATCCCGTTCTCTTGCCACGACAGATTGTTTTTGATGAGCAAGCGGTCGTTGACCGCGAGCGTCACGCCATCGAGCACGTTAGGTGCGCCGCCCGCGAGCGTGATGCTTGTGCCGGTCGTGGCCGCGCGCACGGGTTGTTTCCAGCGCAGGTTGTCGAGCCGCGCTTTGTCAGCTGCGGACATGAAGCCGTCGACGCTCGTGGTGACGAGCGCGGGCATGGCGTGCACGTGGTCTGAGCGCGGCAGCGTGACGGCGACGCCCGCCGAGCTCGCGGCGCCTACGGTGAGCGCAGCGGGTGCGGCAGTCGCCGGCAGCGCGTGCACGTGGTCGGAGAGCGCGAGCGTGGCAGCGCTGCCGGGGGCATTGGCGCCCGCGAGCGTGAGCGCGACGGGCGTGCCGGCTGCCGGCATGGCGTGCACGTGGTCGGCGCGCACAAGCGACGTCGACGTGCCCGCGTTCTGCGCGGCGCCGACAGTGAGCGCCGACGGCGCGGCGGTGGCAACGCTGTGCACGTGGTCGCTACGGGCAGCGGTGGTCGCTGCGCCCGACGCGGCAGTGGCGACAGTGACCTGCGACGCGGCGGTGCTGCCGACGGCTGCAGCAGCGGTCGCCATGCCGTCGAGCCGGGTTTTGTCGGCGGCGCTCATGAACCCGTCGACGCTCGTGGTGACGAGCGCGGGCATGGCGTGCACGTGGTCGGCGCGCGCAAGCGAGCTCGACGTGCCGGGGGCCTGCGTGCCGCCGACGGTGAGCGCCGACGGCGCGGCGGTGGCGACGCTGTGCACGTGGTCGCTACGGGCAGCGGTCGCCGCTATGCCCGGGCCCGCGGTCGTGACAGTGACCTGCGACGCGGCAGCGCTGCCGACGGCTGCAGCCGAGCTCGCGACGCCGTCGAGCTTGAGTTTGTCGGCGGCGCTCATGTAGCCGGGCAGGCTGGTCGTAGCGTCGGGCGGCACGCGCCACGCCGCCGCCGTCGAGCTCGTCGCCATGAGCGCTTGATTTGCGGCGGGCGCAGCGGCTGCAGCGACGGCGACGGTGGTGGTGGCTGTCTTGATGCTGCCCGCCGTCTGCGGGTCGGCGAGCAGCCCCGACAAGCCCGCAACGTTGAGCTCGTCTGAGCCGCCGTCTGCGTGCGTGCTCGCGTGCGGCACTGGCGGCGCTGCGTCGACGTATGCCTTGGTCGCGGCGTCGGTGGCAGCTGTCGGGGTGCCTAGATTCGTGATGCGTTTGGCGTTGACGCTGACGGGTACCGCTGCCGCCGCGAGCGCGGCGATGGTGACGTCGGCGCCCGGGGCGATGCCGTCGAGCTTGGTTTTGTCGGCGGCACTGGAAAAGCCCGCGACTGTCGGGGTGACGATGGCGTGTAGCGCTGCGCCGCCGCGCGTGCCGTGCTGGGCGTCGGTGGCGAGCACGCCGACTTGCACGCTGTCAGCGGCGACCACGATTGAGCCGTCTGCGTGCGCGACGACGTCGAGCGTGGTGCCCGCGCGCACGAGGCCTGCGCCCGCTACGACTGCGGCGGCGGTGAGGTCCTGCGTGCGCACGGCGTCGGTGGCGGCGATCGGGGCCCCTAGATTCGTGATGCGCTGACCGTTGACGCTGACGGGTACCGCTGCCGCCGCGAGCGCGGCGATGGTGACGTCGGCGCCCGGGGCGATGCCGTCGAGCTTTGTTTTGTCGGCGGCGCTGGCAAAGCCCGCCGAGCTCGGCGTGACGGTGGCGTGCAGCGTGCCGCCGCCGCGCGTGCCGTGCTGCGCGTCGCTGGCGAGCACGCCTACCTGCACACTGTCAGTGCCGACGACGATGCTGCCGTCGACGTGCGCGACGACGTCGAGCGTGTGGTCAGTACGCAGGAGGCCCGCGCCTGCGGTGTAGTCGGCGTCGGCGAGGCGCGCGGCATCGGTGGGCAGCGTCGGCTGCCCTAAGTCGACGATGCGCGAGCCGCTCATGTCGAGCTCGCCAACCATGGCGTGCGATCCGTCGGTGAGCACGAGCTGCGCGACGAGCGCGGGGTCGAGCTTGGCCTCGGTGATCGAGCCGTCGGGGATCGAGTCGATGCCGCCCGCGCTGAGTGTGTCGATGGCCTGCACGACCTCGCGGTGGAAGTCGACGAGCGCGCGGTTGGTGCTGTGCTCATTCATCTCGGTGAGCTGCACGCTGGGCACAGTCGGCACGAGATGGGCGTTGGGGTCGTACCGTTCCGACAACGCGGGGTAAGCGAGGTGGAACGTGGGCGAGCGCACGGAGATGCGGCGCGTGACGCTCGAGACGACCTCGGTGCCGATTGACGCGGTAGCCTGGATGCGGAACGGGCCCCACGCGCCCGCATTGAACTCGAGCGTCCAATGCGTGTCTGACACTTGCGTGAGCATCGGAGAGCTCGCGGGCGGCTCGTCGATGGCCTGCACGAGCACGACAGAGCCCGCGGGCACGTCTCCGATGTCGATGGTGACAACAGGCGAGCGCCCGCCGCCCGCGTCTGTGGTGAGGATGTCGGTGCGCCCGCGGTCGAGGTCGCCCGCTGGTATGCCTGGCTGATTGAACGTGAGTGTCAGTGCCATTGTGTCACCTCACACGATGCCAACAAGACGCCCGCCCGTAGTCTGCGTGACGTCGCCAAAGCCACGCGTTGCGTCGAGCGTGGGCGCAGCCGCCGTGCCGTAGCGGAACCAAAGCGTAGAGGGGCTCGGACTCCATACGCCGTCGAAGCGGACGGCGGCGGCCTTTGCCTGGCGCAGGAGGTCGCCGAGCGAGCGCGCTTGCGCCGCCGTGAGCGTCGCCGAAAACGTAACCGTAAACGATGCGTCGCCGTACTCGATGAGCCGCGCGGTTGAGCCCGCGGGCAGCAGTGGCAGCACTGCCGCGTATATGTCGCGCGGTCGCCCGCTCGAGCGCAGCACCGTTATGCGTGACTGAATCCATAGGATGTATTGCGCGTCGGTGCGCCCCTCGCGCGCTTGGCCGACGAGCGCGCCGATCATGTCGAGCGCGTCGCCCTTGGCGTTGGGCAGCATGGTGCCGATGTACAGATCCCAAAGCGCCTGCTCGAGCGCCTGCACTTCGGTGAGGTAGCTCGCGAGCACCTTGAGAAAGAGCGGCTGCCGCAAGTCGTAGATCGGCAGCTCTTGGCCCTGCTCGACGTGCTTGGTGTTGAGCTCGAGCGCCACGTGTTACGGTGCCCCCACCCATGTCGAGCCCGAGAATGACGCGATCTCACGTACGCCAATCACTAGCGTTTTCGCTGGCGTTGTGGGTACTGCATCTGCGGGCACTGTGGGTGCAAGGTCGACGTCGAGCGTCACGTTGACGACGCCGGGCACCTCGCTCGCCTCGGAGAGCAGGCGCACGAGGTAGACGGGCTCGCCTACTTTGAACACGATGTCACTCTTAGGGTCGACGCTGGCGAGCTCGAGCGCGACGCGCAGACTGCCCGCGACGTAGTGCCCGTCGGTGGTCGCGCTGACGTTGACGTTGATGGTCTTGAGCGTCGGGCGAGAGAAGCGCACGAGCTGCGTGATGCCGGCCTCGTCGAGCACGTTGATCGCTGTGGTGCCGTAGGAGTCGACGCCCGCGGGCTTGTTTTTCCAGATGCTGTTTGCGATGGCGCTATCGTCGCCGCCGCGCACGATGACCTCGAACGTATGCGGGGGCATGCCCGTCGGGTCGGTGACCTCGGTGACGTTCTCGCGGCCCGCTGCGGTGAGCACGCCGGGCAGCACGCGCACGTCGGCGACGATGCCTGCGAGCGTTGAGCCGCCCTCCTCTGCGAGCACCTCGTTGCGGCGCGCGCGGTAGTCCTCGTCCGTCTCGACGTCGCTGCCTGCGATCGCGGGCCCGGTGTTGGTAACCGCGAGCCAGCCCGACACCGGCGATTCAATCTTGGTCAGCGCGCCGCTCGCAGCGGTGGTCGGGCCCGTGGTTTCTGCCTTGGCTGCGACGGTGAGGTTGTTGTAGGTGCCGACGACGCTGCTGCTCGTGACGTCGGCGAGCGTGACAAAGCGCACAGTCGGGCGCAGCGGGTCGCTCACGACGGAGCCCGTGGGTACGGTGACGTTCTCGGTCATGGTGAGCGTGAGCGTCGCGGTGCTCGACGTCGCGGGTAGGCGCGTGACGCCCGTCAGTGAGCCGTTGTGATCGGCTGCGACGCCCTCTGCGCTGGCCGGGTCGTGCGCGTCGTAGATCTCAGCGGCGAGCTCCCACAACTGCCCGAGCTGCAGCGCGACGGACATGTTGATGTTCGCCAAGACGCCCGTGCTCGACGTGTTGAGCCCGCTCGCGATGTTGGCTGCCTGGTAGGCCTGCAGGTCGCCGATAATCTCCTGCACGGTTTTGCTCGTGAACCCGAGCAGGCTGAGGCCGGCTGTCATGATGGCACCTCGTCGCCGGGCCACTGGCGGGGCGAGAAGACGCCGAGCGGCTGCGAGGTCGGCGTCGGGCTTACGAGCTGCGTGCTGCCGTTGGCGGGCTGCGTGGGGCCTGCAGTCGTGGTGCCGACGCCTAGCAGGATGTCGCGGAACACGAGCGCGGTGCCCTCTTTGGTCTGCACGATGGCGCGCACCTCGAGCGCTCGAGTTTTGCGGTTGAAAGCGATCGCGAGTTGGTTGATGGCGGTGACGCCCGCGGTCTCGCGCAGAACTTGGTCGTAGATGGACCTGATGACCGCGTCGGGCGGTTTGCGCGAGAATATGAGGTTTCGGTAGTCGATGCCGACGCGGCGATCGAGGGGCCACTCGCCGAGGAAAAGCGCGACGCGCAAGTTGGCATCCTGCGCGATGGCGGCGGGGCCGGTGACGAGCGGCAGGTCGCCCGTCGAGTCAATCGTGATGTCGCCGGTCGCGTCGAGCAGGAGGTCAGCCACGAGCCGGCGGTAGTGGGCGAGCGAGCGCCATGGCAAGGGGCTCGAGCCCCGCGCGGCTAGTCGGACAGCACAACGGTCGACGCGACGCTTGTGTGGGCGTGCGGGACGCCTGCGGTCGCGGCGTCGAAGGCGACGCGGATCGCAGTGTTCGCGGGCGGCACGGCGCCTGTAAGGCCCGCTAGGATGGTCTCGATTGACGAGATGGCGGTAGCGGTCGCGGTTTTCACTTTGCCCGTGTCCGTCTCGCCGCTCGTGAGCGCCGTGTTGGTTTTGGACGCGAGCGCGACTGCGTCGCCGGGGCTGTAGCTGCCCAAGTTGACCGTGTGCTGCTTGATGGCAATCTGCGCGCCCGCATCATGCCCGAGCGTCATGGCGTCGGCATAGACGCTCTGCAGGAGGTCGGGCAGCGGCGCGGGCCCGAGCGGCAGCGCGATTGCGCCCGCGAGCGTGTGCGTGCCGACGTCGCCGGTGCCGAGCGGTTTCTGAGAGTTGCGCCGCGCGGTCGTCACCCAGCGATCGATGCTGCGCTCTGCAAAGACCACGAGCACGTGGTCGCCGGGCACGAGGGGCCACGCGGCAAAGAATCCGCCGCCCTGCGGGTATGCGATGGGGACCATGGGCAGGATGGGCAGCGCCTCGTCGACAAACGGGGGCCGGTCGACGTTCGCGATCGCGTCGTCTTCGGGGTCGACGGCGAGCGCGCGCTTGAGCATCGGCAGCACGTCGGCGTATTGCCTGCGCGTCGAGGCGTCGGTGTAGAGCGCGACGATCTGCCCGGGGATAGACGTGTGCAGCTCGAAGGCGGCCTGCTCGGCGGCGTACTGCAGCAGCTCGGAGAGCTCGGGCGTTGCGACTGTCATGGTGGCCTCACGTGACGGCGCGAGCTTCTATGCCGACGGTCCAGTGCCCGCCGTCGAACTCGCCCTGATGCACAGTTGACTCGATGCGGTAGAAGCCTTGCACATAGCGTGACTTGATCTGGATTTTGCGCCCGGGGTAGAGGCCTGGCGCAAGCAGCGTCGACAAGCGCAGCACTTGGTCGCGCCCGAGCTCGACGGAGTCGAGCAGCCCGGTGCGGGGCGTGAGCAGAATGGGCGCGTCTGACAGCGCCTGACGTAGCGCGAGCACTTGCAGCTGCCCCTCTTGCACTGACCACTCGAGCCCCGCGGTGCGCATGACGCGGTCGAGCTCGCCGGCAGAGTCGCCCGACGCGGCAAACCCCTGCGCGAACTTGTTAGACAGCTTATCCCAGATCTCGGCCGAGAATGACGCCTGCAGGAGGTTTCCGGGCCCGAGCCCGAGCGTCTTGGCGATGCCGATGAGCACGTCGCGGATCGGCACCTTGGGGCCGTAGGTGGCGCTGACGCGCGAGCGCTTGAGCTTGGTGCCGCCGTCGGTGCTGCTCACGGTGGTTACCCATTCGGTGCCCTCGCGCTTTGACCATGCCTCGAGCAGCTCGCCTCGAAAGAGCACGCTCATGCCGCCGACGTAGCCGGCCTCGAGCGAGCAGAATATCTGTTTCGTGCCGTGCAGGCGTTTACGCGTCGGCTCGGCGAGGTTGATGATATCGATGTCGCACGTGCCGGGGCGCTTGCCGACGAGCGAGCGCTTGACGTTGAATCGGATGTTGAGCCCCGTGATCACGGTGTCAGCAACCTGCAGCTTGTAGCGGCGGTCGAATAGCGCGATGCCGGGCTCGACGACGAATGTGGCAGGGTCGCTCATGGGTTAGTCGAGATAGCCGTTGGGCGCGTAGTAGAGTGTAAAGCGCGTGCCCATGTCCTGCAGCGTGGGGCGTGCTGCTTGGTTTTTCTCATCCACAAACCAGAGCTCGCCCGGGGGCAGCTCGGGCTTGTAGTGGAACCGCACGAGCAGCGGGTACATGGTGACCATGCGTACGCCATCGAGCAGCGGCACGCCTGCAGAGTCGGCGATCCATAGGCGGAACACCTCGCCACGCTGCGACCAGATGATGCGCAGCGAGTAGACATTGACGCCGAGCACGACGCGGATCGTGGTGTCGGGCTGCGGGGTCGTGGGGATGAGCTGCGAGGCCATCGGCTAGGGCTCGGGCGGGTTGGGGTTGAATAGTAGTTTTCCGACGCTCTGCGACTTGGCTTTGACCTCGGGTGACGGGGACTTCTTTTGCGTGTTCTGACTGCCCTTGTCCTTGGGTGACACGGCGCGCGTCTGCGAGGGGTCGGGGTCGGTGGCGAGCTCGCTGGCGACGGTGCGGATGACTTGCCCGGTGCACCCGAAGTGCAGCCCCGCGCCGGTGCCCGAGTTGCGCTCGATTGACAAGTCGCTGAGCACGACGTTTTCGTACTTGCGCAGCGCGGTGACGATGGTGACGGGCGCTCGAGCGTTGACCGTGTTTCGCAGCGCGGTCTCGACTTGCTCTACGCGGTTGAATGGCCGATCGAACGTGAGCGACACGCTGCGCGCTTGCCCGAGCGGCACGGGTGCGCGGTCGGGCACGACCATGAAGATCTTTTTGTTTGGCTTCCAACCTGGCGCGAACGCGTCGAGCAGTGACGCGACGTTGCCGATGATGGGGATGTTGCCGATGTAAGGCGGCGCCGAGTTTTGCGGGCCCACGAGCTCGAGCTTCTTGGTGCCCCAGTCGTAATAGGTGTTAGTGAGCACCATAAACCCGAGCTCGCTGGCGAGCGCGTTGGTGTGGCTGCCGGGCTGCTCGATGGGTTGGTTGCTCACGACGCCCTCGAGCGTGAGCTTGGGCGGCATGGCCCGCACGTGGTCGGTGATGTCTGCGCCATCCTCGACGGCGTGCTGCGTGAGCTCGGCGCTTATGCCGTGCGTCTCACGCAGCGACACGTCGATCCAGATGCCGTTGATGGTGAGATGCGTGGGCATGGTCAGGGTTTAGGCGCCGGGGCGTTGCGCGTGACTGTGCGGCGGGTGTTGCGAGCGTCGATGCCGGCTTGGCGCACGGTGCGGCCTGCGACCTCGCCGTTGCTGTCTGTGCCGATGTTGACGGTGATAGGCGCCTCGTTGATGGTGACGCTCTGCGCGCCCTGCACGGCAGCGGATGGCGGCGCAACCTGCGGGTTGAAGTTGCCAGCGTAAGCGCCGCCGACGATGAGCCCGTCGGCGGCTGCGAGCCCCGCGATGGCCCGCTCTGCCTGCGCCTCGCGAAACCGCCGCGTTCTCTCGGCGGCGTCGAGCACTTTCTGCTCGGCGAGACTCGGCACGTAGTCGGGCACCTCCATATCGTCGGGCACGTCGGTGCGGCCCTCTGCGCGCAGCTTGGCGTTCCAGGCGTTGCGCTGGATGGCGGCGCGGCGTGAGCGGTTGATCTCGTCGATGGCCTTCTGCTTCTCGACGTCGGGCTTGCTTGGCTGGTCGCCTTTCAGCGCGATAGCGGCCCACCTAAACCAGTCGGGCAAGCTTGGCAGCTTGTGGATCTGCTCACCCACCCACGCGATGGACTCGCCGAGCGAATGAATGGACTCGCGTAGCTGGTCGACTTTCCGCTGCCCCTCGTCTGCGCCGTAGAGCTCTTTGAGGAAGTCGCCGATTAGCGTGTCGCCGCCGTGGGCGAGCGTATAGATGTCATCGAATGCGATGTAGAGCGCAGCGATGAGCGCGAGCATCGGCAGCGCGCCGAGCATGGCGCGGCCCCACATGATGGCAAACGCAGCGCCGAGCGCGATGAGCGCGGTTTTGAGCCCGTCGGTTTTCTCGTTGAGAGTGACGAACCACTCTGACGCTCGTATCAGCCACGCGAGCAGCTTGTTGGCCTCGGGCATGAGCCCGCGCCCGATGCTGATCCGCAGATCTTTGACGGCCTCGGCAAGCGCGCGCATGCGGTTGGCGAATGTCTTGGCGGTCTTGGTCGCGTCGCCCTGCATGAGCGCCGTGTCGCGCACGACCTTGGCGTAGATGAGCTCGGTTTTCTCCGCGAGCTTCATCTTTTCCACTTTGCCGTGGATGCCCTTCGTCAGCGCGAACTCTTGCAGCGCAGCGTCGCGGATGTCGACGGCATAGCGGCGCAGCGGCTCGCTCTGCGATGCGAGCCCCGACGAGATGGCCTGTATGGCTTCTTCGGGCGAGGTGTCTTTGAACGATGCGAGGTCGACGGCGAGCCGCGAGAGCCCCGTGCTCATCTCGATGAGCTTGGCGGGGTCTTTGATGATCGTGCTGAGCAGCGTGCCGACCTCTGACGCGTATTTCTGCAGGGTGAACCGCGAGCGCCCTGTTTCGGCTGCGACGCCTACACTCCACTCGCGGATCTTCTCGAGCCCCTGCTGCCCAAACACGGCTTCGAGCACGTTGTCGACTTCAGTGACGGCGCTCGCGAGCTCGACGCTGCCCTTGATGAACGCAGCGATCGTGCCGGCAGCAAAAAACTGCCCGAGTGTGCCGAGCAGCCCGCCGCCGCCGCTGCTGCTGCTAGCCGTGGCTTGCGCGCGGCGCGAGGCACGCTCGACGGCGACCGCTGCGTTGCGCCCGCCGCGTGTCACTGCGCGCTCGCCCTTGGTCGTGGCGCTGTTGAGCCCGAGCAGCTCGCGCTTGATTTTCTCGATGCGCCGGTCGGCCTCGTCGAAGCCCTTGGCGTCGCTCTGAAAGCCGAGCCGCGCGACGAGGTCGCGCAATACCGTGGTCGTCACTTGTGCCCCCTGCGGGCGATGCTGGCGCTTGCTTCGTACTCTGCCTGCGCGCGCATGCCCTCGAGCTCGTCATACATGTCGAGCACGCTATGCGCTTCGTAGAGCTCGTCGAGTGACCAGTGCATGCAGATCTCGGTCAGGCTGTCGGCGTACTTTCCAGAGGTGGCGATGCGGTGGATATGCCAGTCGACGCCCTCGGGGACGTCGACAGAGACTCGACTAGCTGCGACAGGCGCTGCCAAAGGCCCGCTGCGGCGCCTGGTTCCGCTGCGGAGACGCCGAAAAAAGAGGCAAAGTTGACCGTGAGAGCAAACCCGAGCCACTGCGAGTAGGCGTCATACCGCGCCGCAAAATGGTCATCGAGCAGCGAGCTCAAGAGGGGCTCGCGGTCGCCGTCGAGCACGAGCACGGTTGTCTTGGCGAGCTCGTCACTGATGGTCTCGACGTCGGCGGTGGCGATGCGCTGCGTGAGCTCGCGTATCGCGTCGCTCGCGCCGATGGCGAGCGCGCCGGTGCCGTCAGACGGGTCGCGCACGACGCCGTCGACAAAGCTGGCAGTCATGGGCCCGAGCAGCTTGAGCAGGCGCACAGCCATAACGCGGCCCGCTTTCGCGCCGAGCGGCGTGACGCGATAGACGGTGCCGCATATGAGCTTCTCTTGCGGGGTGCGCATCCTAGCGACCACCCACAAACGCAGTGCGCGCGTCGGCGAGCTTGATGCGCCACTCGTTGACGTTGACGGTTTTGCCGAGCTTGATTTCAGGCGGCCCGATGATCCATGCGCGCGAGCTGCCGACGATGGTTTTGCCGCCCGTGTCGCGCACAGCGAATGCGCCCGCGCCGCCGCCGTTTACGGTCTTGATGTCAGCGAGCAGAATGCCGCTGAGCAGGTCGTTTGCGCCTGCGGTCTGCGCGTACTTGAGCGTCGCGATGGCCGAAAAGTTGTTAGTTCTGACGCGGGTGACCTCGCCGTCTGCGCCGACGTAGGCGCTAAACCAGTCGTCATCCCACTCGACGGTAACAACCTCGTCCTCGGCATAGCCGCCGTTTGACAGCAGAATCGCATTGAGCGAGACGGTCATTTCGTTGATGTTCCACGCCTTGAATCCCACGGCACACCTCCTCGTCTGACTGTTAGACCTGCACCGTGCCGTTGATGCGCACGTGATGGATGGCGCCCGACAGGCAATAGCTGTATTTCATGTCGGGCAGAATGCGCTGCCGCTTCAGGTTGGGGTCGATGGCGCCTAGCACTGGCGCAGTCACGGCATAGTCTTGCTCGCCGTCGATGAGCCCCTGCGCAATGCCCTCTTGAATCTGCGCGAGGATCTGCGTGCGCACGAGCTCGATGCCCGCGGTCGTGTAGGGCACGACGTCGTTGCTGCCGAGCAGGAGAATGACGCGTGACTGCACGCCGATGGTGAACCAGTCGATCGCAACGGTGACGTCGAGGAAACGCCCGCTCGCGGCCCACCCGTAGAGGGTCCAGCCTTGGCCCTTCATGTTGGTGTAGTAGTTGGCGCTCTTAGCTTTGACCGTGCCCCGCGTGGTCGCGTCGTAGGGGACCTTGGTGATCGTGGCGATCTCTTTGTGGGCCCACGTCGCCGGGCCCGGCAGCTTGGGCAGCATGACGCCGAGCAGCCCCGCGACGAGCGGCTCGCCGACGGGTTGGTGGTACCACCACGACGAGCGGTTATAACCCGACGCCATGGCCGTCGAAGCGACGTCGGTGGTGGCGCCTGGCGAGCTGACCTCATAGTCGCCCGTCTGCGCGAGGTAAAGCACGACCTCGGACTCTGCCCACGCTGCCGCGTCGAGCTGCGCCTGCTTGCCCGGGGTGACGAGGTCGAGGCCATACCAGTCGCCGTCATACGAGCGGATGGCTGTCAGGTCGGCCGACGGCAGCACGCTCGGCGCTGCGGTCGTGTCGGCGAGGTGCATGTTGCTGCTAATCGCGGTGTAGGCGTGCACGACGCTGGACGTGTCGCCGACGATGGTGATCACGGCCCCTGTTGCCGTGGCTGTGATGTCGGTGATCACGTTGAGCGCTGCGACGAGCAGCCCGGTGACGGTGTCGACGAGTGCCGGCGGCGAACTCGTGACGAGCACGGGGCTGCCGTCGACGGTGATGCGGTATTGCTCGTTGGCCGCGGTCGGCGCCGCGACGGTGAGCGTGACGGTCTGCGAGAATGTGCCGGTGAGTTTTCCGATCTTGAAACTCGGCGGGCTCGGCGTCTGCGACTTGAGCGCTCGAGCTCGCAGGTAGACGGGCGAGGTGACGGGCACGCTGTAGGGTGCCTTGGTGAGCTCGCTCGCGTCGTTGAATGTCCGCACGAGCTCGGGCCAGTAGTTATGCACCGCGGCGATGAGCCCGATGCCAAACCCCTGCTGCGTGACAGTGGCATCCTGCACGACAAACGAGTGTGTAATGACCTCAGCTTCTACGCCCATAGCTTTGCATTCCTTTGCGAGCAGTCAGGATCGGAGTCGGCACGGGGGGCTTGTCGATGGTGTCGGGCCCGACGGCGAACGGTGAATCGGGGCGGCCTTGCGTGTGAGAGCAGACGGAGCCGCTGACAATCACGTGCTCGATGGTGTCGATGGTCTCGACGTCGCTGCCGTCGGCCTGACACTCGCAGAGCGTGTCGAACGCATACTGCATATAGAGGTCGAGCGACGCTTGTGACTCCTGGCGCATGTCGAACACGCGCTGCAGGTCGACGAGCTCGGCGGGCGAGTCGAGCGACACGCCGAGCGACGAAAAGAGCGAGAGCGTGCTCGGCAGTGAGAGCGAGTCACGCACGCGCTCGAGATAGCGAAACGCACGGCCCCACGGCGTGTAGTCGCGCGTGGTGACCACGATTGACAGCGTGAATGCGCGGTTGCCGATGATCTGCACGATCGGCATGCCGGTCGGGTTTGCCGGGTCGGTGGCTGACAGATAGCGCGTCTCGTCGCTCGTGAGCAGCTGCGAGTATGGGCCCGAGTTGCCGAGCAGGCGCAGCGAGGCGTTAGGCGTGCCGAGCATGCCGACGGGCTCGCCCTCCCACGTCACGTCATCGACGGGGATGCGCGAGCGCTCGGCAATCCAGCACCGCATGCTGTCGGCGTATAGTTGCCAGTCCATTAGTCCCCCGCTGCTGCGGGTGGGAAGCCGCCGCTCGAGCTCGGCGCCGAGACGCCGCCGCCCATGTAGACCTCATACGTGATGCTGCGCTTGAGATGCCCGTAACGGATGAGCGGTGTTGCCGAGCCCTTGATGGCGATGGTGATCTTGCTGTTAGGCGGCGGGATGTGGTTGTCGATGCGCTGCTTGATGAGCCCAACGATGTACTCGCCGAGCAGGCGCAGCCCGCGGTCGAGCTCTTTGCTGTCGCCCTGGTTTTTCTCCCAGCGCTGCAGGTAGCGCCCTGCGCGCTCGCCTATCGCGGGCGCGTATTGGTCGATGGTCGCGCGGATGAACGAGCGTTGCGGCACGTTCAAGCCGAACTCGTGGATCGTGGCGAGCTCGACGTTGGTGAGCCCGCTGCCCTCGCCGTCGGGGTCGGGGTGCTTGCGTTGCCCCGACTTGCCCTGCACGCCGATGAGCACGTGGGGGCCGTTTGCAGGGTTGCCGGTGTCGGCAGCTTTCGCGGCGGCCTCCGTCGCAGCCCAGCCCTTGTCGATGTCGTCGATGGTGATCACAGCGCGAGCACCCGCGGCAGGTAAGAGGCGTGCAGCTCGTTGACGCGGCGCTCATAGATCGAGCGCGCGCCGTCGGCCTCTTTGCTGGGGTCGAGCCGCGCGAACTCGCCCGCGGGCGTGAGCACGAGCAGCGCCGCCGTGAGGTTGCTCACGACCATGTCGCGCACGGCCTCTTGCGCCGACGGCTGCGGGCGTACGAGGGGCGCGAGCGGGTCGGGCGGTGGAAACGTAGGGTCGCGCGGCTCGAGCAGCTTGTAGAGGCGCAGAGCGTTCTCGCTCATGCCGCCGTCGAACGAGCACGCGCAGGCGCTCGCGCCGTAGTCGGGCGCAATTTGCAGCTCGGCCTCGTAGAGCTTGTGCGCGACGAGCAGAGGGTCGGCGCGGCGAAACTCGGGGAAGGCGGCAAAGATGTGCTCGACGGTGACCATGGTTAGCGGCGTTTGGCTTTGCTCGCGGCGGGTGCGGGTGTCGGCTCGAGCTCGGCGGCGGGCTCGTCTGTCGGCTCGGGCTCGAGCTCGGGGGTGACCTCGAGCGTGACGACGCGGGGCTGCTCGAGCTCGGCGGCGGTCGGCGGCGGGTGCACACAATCGCTGAGCGCGACGGGCCCCGCGATGCCGGCGGGCTCGCCGACGAGCGCCGGTGCAGCTGCGGGCGGCGTGGCCTCGATGTCGAGCTCGCCCTTGGCGACGAACGGGCGCAAGGGGCCCGCGAGCGCGGCGCGCACAGCCTGCTCGAGCTCGGGCGGCACCTCGACGCGGTCGAGCGGCACGAGCATCAAGATGCCGAGCCCTTGGCCTGGCGCAGCGATGGACAACAGACGCGGTGAGCGGTTGGTGATGTTCATGAGGTCGGCTCGTGGCGCTTGGCGCGGCGGTGGTGTCGGTGGTGCTCGAGCTCGGGCGCGGGCGCGGCCTCGGGTTCTGGCTCGGGCTCGGGTTCTGGCTCGGGCTCGGGTTCTGGCTCGGGCTCGGGTTCTGGCTCGGGCTCGGGTTCCGGTTCTGGCTCGGGCTCGGGTGCATAGGGGTCTTCGTGCTCGCCGGGCCCGAGCTCGGGGACCGTGAGCACGCGGTTGGTGAGCGGGTCGGTGGCGTACGGTACCGTCTGCGCTTGCCTGCTCGTTTTGAGGTATCCCGCAGCCACAAACGGAGCGAGCGGGCCCGCGAGCGCTGCGTTTACAGCGTCGACGTCGGTGCCCATGTACTGATAGAGCAGTCCGTTGTTAGGCACTTGCCCGAGCTTGCGGAACTGCTGAATGCCACCCGCCGCGGTGAGCAGGAAGCTGACGATCTGCGGTCCAGTGTTGGCGATGTGCATGGTTTACCGACGTGGCGAGTAGAGCTTGAGCGAGGCGCAAGGGTGCCGCTGCGCCGCCGTGAGCGGCGCGCGGGCAGTAGCGGTGCGAGCGATGTGTGCTGCGCGAGAGGGGCGCTGCTAGATGCCGTCCATGTAGACGCCCGAGAGCGGCAGCTCCCACGCGACGCCGCCCGCGCGGGCCATGCTATTCACGACGAGCGCGAAATTTTGCTGCTGCGGCGCCTGCTCGTTTGGCGCTTCGGTGAGCTCGAAGTGCACGTGCTCCTCGTCGCGGCGGTACCACACAGCGCGAGGCCCGGTGCCGGCGGCGTCTGCGAGGTCGAGGTACTGCCACCAATCCACGTTCCGCACGTACTGCGTGCGCTCGAGATAGACGGACAGGATCGTGTCGCTCGGGTCGGCGCCTGCGCCGGTGTAGAGCGAGGTGTTTTGAATGTAGCGCAGCTTGGCGAGCGGCAAGAGCAGCGTGTCAGGTGACTCGACGCCCTTGGTGGCGACGAGGATCGCAGTCTCGCCCGCGAGCAAGTCGTTGAGCACGTCTTGCGGCGTCTTCGTGCCCGAGCCCCATGCAGTCGTGCCGCCGACGTTGGCTGCGGCGACGACGGGCACGTTGGCATTGTTGAGCAGCCCGCGGATCGTGCTGCCGGGCTCGCCGAGTGCAGCGAGGCGCTCGAAGCGCTGCTCGAAACCGCGACGCACGGCGTCTGCCTTGCGGTTGCGGTAGTCGACGCCCGCCATGCTGGCGCGCTTGACGTCGAGCACAGACCAGTCATACGCGAGCGCGTACGAGAGAATGTCATAGGTGACCTTGGTGCTGGTCACAGCGACGCGGCGCACGTCGTCGGCGTAGTTCGCGATGAGCTCGGCGATGCCCGCCGAGTCCCACGCGTAATAAGACCACGTGTCAGCGCCCGCGGGTGCCTCGCTCGTCACGGGTACGAACAGGCGCCACTTCAGCGCCGGATAACGGATCTCACGCAGCCGCTGCGAGATGTACTCGAGCTGCGTTCTAAAAAACGCGGTGTCATTCGCGTCGAGCCGCTCGAGCCCGTGCGTCGCGGCGCGGGTGAGCGCGAACGATGCGCAGAAACGGTCGAGCTCGCCTGCATCGAGCCGCAAGCCGATTTGCTCGAGACTGTTGGTTAGGCGGTTGGGGTCGATGGGCGCGAGCAGTGAGTGCATAGCGGTGGTGTTTCCTTTAGGGCGCGCGGTAGGTGCGAGCGGCTCGGGTCAGAGGTTGATCTCGACGATGGCGACGCCGCCAATGGCTGCGCCCTGCACTACGGTGAGGTACGGGGCTGCGACTGCGTTGCCCGCGTCTGCGTCAGCACGCAGCGCGCCGAGCACGTTGCCCGCGCCGACGGGGCTAAACCGCACAAACGGCGTCGTGTGCGACGCGAGCGCGGTTTCAGCGATGATGGCAATGCGGCCCTTGCGCAGCACTGGCAGCAGAGCGCCGATTCTGTAAGGCGGCTCGGGATAGGACGGGTCCCACTGCGTGATCCCGGTGACGCCGAGCAGCGTGGTGACGTCGGCGCTAAGCGCCGGGCTGCGCACGGCCTTGGGCGGTTTGCCCGCGGTGGTGTCGTAGCAGACCACGACGCCGACGGGGATCGCGGTGGCCACTGCGAGCCCCGTGACTGCGGCGTGCGAGTAGTTCTCGATGAGCTGCCCGTTGACTCCGATCGGGTGCTCGTAGTTGTAGATCAGTTGCCCTGGCATACGGTCGTATCGCTTTCGTTGAGTGTTGACGGCGTCGAGCGTGGTTGTGTGGGCTTGTTAGGTGCGAGTGACCGTGAGCGGCTGCCGCCATGCGGGCGGCTCGTAGGCCGTGGGCGCGCCCGCGGGCTCGCGTGACTTGAGCTGCGCGCGCACCACGTCGGCGGCGCTCGTGCCGGGTGGGAATCCGTCGGCGCGTCGGTGCGGGTCTTTGCCGCCGCCCGCGGGCTTGATCTGCTTGGTGGTCGCTGTGAAGTAGGCGGCGACGTACTCGTCAGACTGGCCGGTCATGCTCGCAGCCGAGTCGAGGTGCGCTATGGCCTTCTCTTGGATCTGACGGCTCGTGAGCCCCGTGAGCTCGACGCCTGCGCCGAGCACGGCGCGGGCTGCGTCGAACAGCGCGACGCGTTCTGCGACGAGTGAATCGAGGCGCTTGGTGTCGCTCGCAGCTGCGAGCTGCTTGGCGGTCGCGTCGAGCTCGGCGGTTTTGGCGTCGAGGCGCTTCTGCAGGTCTGCGCTTGACGCGGTTGCAGTCTCGAGCTGCGCGGTGACCTTGCGCACGAGCTGCTCGGCCTGCGGGGTGACTTGCGCGTCGATGCCATCTATGCGGACGGTAACTAGATCCATGCGGGCGGGTCCTTTGTGCGGTGGTGCGGTCTCGGGCGGCTCGAGCGGGTCGAGCGCAAGCGTCGCGGCGAGCGGGTTGTCGGTGAGCTCGGCGGGCTTGCCGTCGAGGCGCAGCGCGACGTCGGCGCCTGCGCGGCCCCAACCACGCGGCCCGAGTCCGACGTGGTTGTAGACGATGCCGGTCTGCTCGGCGTCGTAGCGCTCGCCCTGGTAGGTGCCGGGCTGCTCGATGAGCGTGCACGTGTAACCGCAGCTCGCCTCGACGCGGTCGCGCCGCTCGACGGCGGCGATAAGCTTGGCGTCAGTGATGAGCAGCGTTGCCTCGACGTAACGCTTGCCGTCTGCGCGAGCGTCGCCGGTGACGTGCCCGAGTGCGAGCTCGCGGGCGTTGGTGGCGCTGACCATCTCGCGCGGGTGCAGGTCAGTGATCGGAGCGTCGGCGAGCGTGGCGAGCGAGCCGCCCGCAAACACCTGCTCGGGTCGGCGCAGCTCGCGGCGCAGCGTGCCGTCGGCTCGGCGGTAGGTCAGCACGCCTGTGCGCGTGACGCGGGCGGGCGCCCTGAGAAACCCCTGCGGGGTGCGGGTGACCTCGCCAAGGGTCGCGGCATCGTAGCGCTCGACAGGCTGCACAAGGGGCCCGTACTGGGCGAGTTTTGAGCGTGTCAAGACGTCACGCAGGCATGACGGCGCGACTGCGTGACTCCATGACTGCCGAGCGCGGGGCGGGGGCAGCCCGGGGAAAGCCCGGTTATTCGATGGCGGTGGGCTGCGGGGGCGGGTCTTGCCCGAGCCGGCGGAAGTGCTCGAAGCGCAGGCGGTGCACGTCCTGCTCGAGCTGCTCGAGCTCGGCGTCGGCGAGCTCGGCGCCGCGCGTGTGCTCGTGCAGGTCGAGGTCAGTGAAGTCGCCATGCGCCGGGTCGGCGAGGTAGGCGGCGGCGATTTCGCGGATGTCGGCGGCGCTCCATGGGTAGAGGCGCACGGCGAGCAGCTCGGCGGCGGATTGGGTGGCCATGGCGCAGCCTACCACGCAGCCGCGCCGGGCCCCTGCGCCGCGCCGGGGGGCTCGACGAGGCCTGCGCCGGGCCCGTGCGCCGGCGGCGGCCCGCGCGCCGGCGGTGCGTGAGTACGATGTGAATACGTTACGCACACACTACACTCGTAGTGTAATCGATGTGATGCGTAGTGTAGTCGTTTGCAGTCGTAGTGTATGAGCTTGCGTGCGTAATCGATGCGTATGCGCGCCCGCTCGTCGACGGTGCGCGAGCCGTTGGCGCCCGGCTGAGAGGCGCCCGGCGGCGAGCTCGTCAGTCGTGCGGGATGAACGGAACGGCCTTGGTCGCGGCCTTGGGGTTGCGCAGCTGCGACTTGATGGCCACGCGCTGCTCGGGCGTGAGCTTGCGCATGGAGAGCCAGAACTCATCGGCGATGGCCTGCGCGGTGGCGGGCACGTCGTTGCGAGACTTCCAATCGAGCGCGCCCTCGAGCAGCTGCGCTCGAGCCTCTGCCGCGGTGAGCGTGGTGTTGTCGGTGATGGCCTGCAGCATCGCAGCGATCATGCGGTCGTAAGAGCGGAACGGGTCGAACGTCCAGCCCGTGTCCGTCTGCTTGGGCAGCGCGAGAATGTGCTGCGGCGGCAGCGCCTCGAGCTCGAGCCCCGCGAGCGTCGCCGTAAACCCGCGCGCGCTGACCTCGGTGGCGATCTCGTCATAGAACAGCCGAGTCGCGCCCCACGTCGGGTAGCGCATGGTGGGCCCGTAGCCGTGGGCGACCTCATGGAATAGCGTCTTGAGCCCCGCGAGCTGGTCGCGTTGCGGCGTCTCGCCGGCAGCGATTGAGCGCAGCCCCGCGAGCGCGTTCTGCGTGCGCGACTTGACGAGCCGTATGTGACCCGTCGCCGGCTGCATCTCGCCGTAGACCGTGCCCGCGCGGTTGAGCCGCGCTTTGAGCTCGATGGTCTCGACTTGCGGGACGTCGGGGCCCCATAGCTCGCAGTGCGTGAAGGTCTCGCGCTCGTACCACGCAGCGATGAGCGCCCGCGCGGCTGAGCCGTCATCGAGCCCGCGCAGCAGTTGGTCGATGGCCGTGGCGAGCTCGGTGGCGAGCTGGTCGCGCTGCTCGGGCGTCAGCTCGATGGCCGGCGGGATAGCGGCGGGCGCTGCCGGTGGGGCTGCGGGTGGCGCGGGCGGCTCGACGCGGGGCAGCGGCGCGGGCGGCTCGGTGATGCCCGGCTGCGGGCGCGGCAGGCGCGCGGGCGCGGGCGGCTCGACGGGCAGCGTGGGCAGCGGCGTCGGCGCGGGTCGCGGCAGCGGCGCGGGCGGCGGCTCGACGGGCAGCGGCGTCGGCGCGGGTCGTGGCAGCGGCGCGGGCGGCGGCTCGACGGGCAGCGTGGGCAGCGGCGTCGGCGGCGCGGGCGCGGGCAACGGGGGCAGCGGGGTCGGCGCAGCGGTCGGCGTCGGCAGCGTCGGCGCAGCCAATGGCGGCGCGGGTGGCGCGGTCGGCAAGCCCGGCAGCGTCGGCTGCGTGGGTGCAGCGCCGCGCGGTTGGATGCGCACGCGTCGACGTGGCGGCGCGGTGATGGGGCCCGAGCTCGGGCCCGCGGGTAAGCCCGGCAGCGGCAGCTGCTGCGGTGCCTGCGGGGCGAGGGGCGGCGGCAGCGGGCGAGCGAGCGGCGACGCGGGCGGGCGCGGCGGCGCGGGCTCGGGCGGCGGCTCGGCGTCAATCACGGCGTCGTCAATGATCGGGATGGCAGAGCAGCGGCAGGCATAAAAATGCGTGTCGAAGCCCGGGTGCGCCCGCTTGCCCGTGGTCGGGTTGACGACGGGTGGCTCTGCCCACTTCTGTTGCGTGCCCTCGAGCGCACGGTGATAGGGGCGCACCTTGCGATCTTTGCTCGTGGCCCACGTGTAGTCAGTGATGCCGAGCTGCGTCTGACGCAGCCGCGTCTGCTCGCCGTGGTATTTGCCGATCGCGTCGTTGGCGATGAGCTGCGCGTGACGCTTGGCGACTTGAAACTGCGCCTCGAGCTTGGCCGCTATCTCGTCGGGGCGCGCGCCCTCCTCGAGCTCGGCCATGACGAGCTTTTTGATGTCGGCGTAAGTCTCGTCGGTGAGGTTGCTCACACGCAGGATCGATGCCTCGGTGAAGGCCTCGAGAGACTCGGCGATGCCTGACTGCGGCAGGTGAGGATCAATGCCCGTCACGGCCTCGACTTGCCTGCGCAGCGTATTGTCGACGTTGACGCTGACGCCGACGGCGGCCTCGAGCGAGCCCGCGCGGATGTCGGGGATCTTGAAGTCAACCGGCAGCGTGACGGCAGCGCCGTCGATGAGCCCCGACGGCGTGTTAGGCGGCTGCTTTTCCGCGTCGGTGCGCGCTTGTCGCATCGACGCAAGCGCGTTGCGCTCGCCTCGGATGATGAGCACACCGCGCCGCGCGAGCTCGGGCAGCACCTCGGAGAGCACGCGGTCGTGCCCTAGCGCCATGACGCGCTGTCCGTGCTCGAGCGGCTCGAGCGGCGTGCCGAGCACGATCACAGCGTCGACGGGTGGGCGAGCCGAGCGAGGCGTGCGCGCGAGCACCTTGCGCAGCGCCCGGCTGACCGCGACGCCCTCGAAGATAGCCGGGCCCTCGAGCATGCGGTCGGCAAGCGCGTCGCTCGCCTGCGACCACCCGAGGTAGGCATAGTGGTCGGCGTGCACGACGGGCGCGCGCAGCATCGTTGCGAGCTGCTCGGAGAGCGTCGACTTGCCCGCACGAGGCGGGCCCACAATCGCGATGCGGGGCCCGTGGTAGCCGTTATCGAGCGCAGCGTCGGTGCGCTTGGGCTTGGCGTAGATGCGCGACCACGCGGCGAGGTGCGGGCGGATGGCGGCGCGCGCGGATGCGTAGATCGCGGTGACGTGCTCGACAAGCATGCGCGTGTAGCGCTCGAGCGCGGCCTCGGGGAAGGGCTCGGCGTGCGGGCGAGCTGCCGCCATGTTGCGCCGCTCGGCGCCGAGCATGCGCCGCTGCCGTTGGGCGAGGCGCGCACGGTTGCGGGCTCGGTCTGCGCTCGAGCGGGCTGCCATGCGTTAGCTCGGCTCGGGCGCGGGCTCGTCGGGCGGCGGCGGGTTGTCGGGCGGCAGCGCCCGCGGCTCGCTCGTGCCGCCCTGGCGCAGCCGCTCGAGCTCGGCCTCGATGTCGAGCTCGAGCATGGCCTCGCGCGCGTCGGTGTCTATCTCGTCGAGCTCGCCGGCCTGCGCGATGTTAAGTGCCGCTTCCTCGGGGCGGATGATGCGGGCGTTGACGAGCGAGACGAGCGCCTGCGCGCGCAGATTGAACGTCTCGGCGGCCTCTTTGGCGCTGGGCTGCCATAGCGGCGGATATTCGACCTCGAACTCGTCGAGGACTTGCCCCTTGGTCGGGCTGTCGTCTGCCGCCATCAAGACGCGTGTGAGCTGCTCGATGCGAGGGGTGAGGATCTTGGTGCGCTCTGAGCCGACTTTGTCGTACCAGTTGCGCACGTCACTCTCGCCGGTCGCGTTCATGCCGGCGGGCGAGCGCCCCCATAGGACAGTCGCCGGCATCTCAGCCGCGGCAGAGACGCGCAGCATGTAGCGGTCGAGCAAGTCGGGCATGCCCGTGAAGCTGGTCGCAACGCGCTCGAATGACTCGGCGTCGGCGTCGATGAGCAACGCTCGGCAGACGCTGCGCACGAGGTCCATAATCTGCACGCGCTTGCGCAGCTTTTCCTCGCCGTTGGCCGCGAGCAGCTGCAACAGATTCTTGACGCGGAACACGCCCTGCGACGCGTCGGTGAGCAGGTGCCCGACGCTCATCCACGCGCTTGAGCTCGCCTGCATGGCGTCGTATGCGCGCTGCAGCACGCTATCGTCGAAAAACTGCTCGCTCGCGGCGCCCCAACGCGAGGTCAGCACACCGCGGAACTGCAGGAGGCGAGACTCGTGCACGATGGCGTCGAGCTTTTCGTAGCTGCGCACAGTGACAGCCGAGCCGCGCGGTATGGCGAGCCGCATGAGCCGATAGCTTTCAACCTCGCCGAAACGCGGCGCGAGCGGCTCGTTGTAATACGTCTCGGGCTGCAGCTGCGTGCGACGGAGCACGGTGAGGTGCGAGAGGCGCACGACGCGGCCCAAGTCGAGCGGCTCGCGTGTGTCGAGCCCGTCATCGACGCCGAGCAGCACCGCGCCGAGCCCGTAGAGCCGAGCCCAACACCACGCTTGATGCAGCGCCGTGTCGGCGCCGAGCGCCTGCAGCGCGCTCGTGAGGTCTGCGCCGAGCGTCGCGCTGTTGTCCTCGTCTGCCGGCAGGGTGATGCAGAAGCCCGCGCGCAGTGCGTCGTCGGGCAGCTTCTCGACGATGCGGGCGGCGATGTCGTCGTCACTGTGCAGCGCCTCGAGCGTCGAGTCGCGCAGCGGCTGCCGTAGCTGCGGGGCGTGGTGCGTGAGCTTGTCGCGCAGACTGCCGAGCCCCGTGATCACGTTTTCCCAGCCGTCGAGCCGCTCGGTCATGGGGGCGCGTAGCGGGCGAGCGCTCGAGCTGTCTACGGGCTTAGAGTGAGATCTCGTCGAGCGCCTGCAGGTAACCCGACGCAATGCCCGCGGTGAGCCAGCGCAAAGCCTGGCTCTGCGCGTCGACGCGGTCGTTGGCAGCCCCGCGCGGGAAGCGTTTATGCTCGAGCACCCAGTCTTCGATCCATGGGGCGATGGTGTGGTGAGGCAGGTGAACCGAGCCCGACGCGAAGATGGGCTGCGTGCTGTAGGCCCTCGCGATCTTGCTGCCCTCGGGCTCGATGGGAATGATGCCCGGGATGCGGTTGCGCAAAACGTCCATTACGGCCGGACCGTTGGCTTTGTCCTCGATGAGCACGGCAGAGCACGCGGGCCACTTGCGGTAGAGCGTCTCGATGGCGGCGATGGTGCCGAGAAAGTCTAAGTGATCGCGCACCTCGTCGAGCAAGTAGAAGCGCGGCGCGAGATAGGCCCATGCTTGGCCCGCGACGTATGAGCTCGTCTCGTCAGCTTTGAACGCACAGTCAAACGTGAGCACGATGAGCGCCGCGTCGAGGCGCGGCAGCACGTGGTATCTGTGCTGCATCCACTCGTCGCGATAGATTGCGCCGCCCTCGGGGATGGGGTCTTGCTGGTCTTGGGCGCTCCAACCTTCAGGACCAAACTCGCGCTTTCGTCGCGCGACCTCGACGTCAGACCATCGAGCAGCGCACAGCAGCTCGCCGTCGGACTTGCGCGGGTCGAGCCACCCGAGGGGCGTGGCGGCGCGCGTCGCCTTGCGGCTGTAGACCATCGGGATAGACAGCACTGCGTAATCCTGCTCGGCGGCCTCGCCCGCGAGGTCGCGGTCGTGCAGGCGTTGCATGATGATGGTGCGGGTGTTAGTCGGGCCCGGCAGCACGCGCGAGGCCATCGTTTCCCACCACCACATACGGCAGCGCGCGAGCGCGAGCGTGCTGTGCGCGTCGATGGGCTTGATGGGGTCATCGACGATCTGACGGTGGCAGTGAAAGCCTGTAGGCGAGCCGCCGACGCTGACACTCTGCCGTATGCCGCCCTTATCATTCTCGAAGCGATCGGCGAGCCACGCGCGGCGGTTGGGCTGCCACACGTCGCCGTAGAGCTCGCGATACCACATTTGTTCTACGAGCAGCCTGCAGCGCAGCGAGTCACGCACCGCGAGCGTGTCGGCGTAGGCCGAAAACTGCCACTGTATACCGGGGCGCAGCGTCCACTCCCACGCGGGCCAGAGCACGCAAACGGTCGTGCTTTTCGAGCTGCCCGGCGGCACGTTGATGCAGAGTCGAGGCAGCTGCCCCTCGCTCTGAGCGGTGAGGTGCTCGCAGATGGCCCCCACATGCCAGTTGTCGACAAATGCGGCGTTAGGTACCACCAAAGGCCACGCAGCCCGCACGAAGTCGTGCAGCTTGACGGGGCGATCGCGCACGCGCCTATGCAGCTCATGGCGGCGGGCACGTTCCGCCATGAGCCGCTCGAGATAGCGGTTGTCCTCGATGCGCGCAGCCACGGCTTAGCCGTTGCGTGCGCCGGGGTCTGCGAAGCCGAGTCTGATGCCCCATAGTACAGAGCCCGGGGCGAGCTTGACGAGCACGCTGTAGCGGCTCTCGCCGTTGATCACGAGCAGCCCGGTAAAGGTCGCGCTTGTGAGATACACGTCTGACGCGGTGAAACCTGGCAAGTCGATGTCAGCGCCGATCTGACTGTAGGTGCTTGCGGGTGGCGGCTGCGGGTTTGTGGCTCCCATGGCGCGGGGCCACCACACGAGCTTTGCTTGGTTGTAGACGGTGGGCCCGAATGCGCGCCACGTGATTTCGAGAGTAACTTTCTGCGTGCCGCGCGGCACAGCGACGGGGTACTCAACCCAGACGGAGTTGGTGGCGTGCGTGTTGCCGACGCAGCCCTGGCTGCCGTAGATGGTGAGCGAGCCGAGCGGCTCGGGCGGTGACACGTTCCAATGAATCGGGCGCATGATGTCGAGCTGCAGGTGCCGCATAGGGATCGCGGCTGCCGCTAACTCGTACTCGATATCGATGGGGCCCGTGAGGTGCAGCTCCGTCTCGATTTTCACGTCTTTGAACGAGCCGTTGATGGTCGAGGTGACGGTTTCGCATGTGATGTTTTTCCCGGTTAGGACTGCCGAGAAGTTGCCGGATGTCGCTATCACCGACGTCGCGTTGAGCGTCGTGACGTTGATGGTGTCGAATGCGCCCGACGCCCATGCCGAGTCGTTCCAGCTTGCCGGGCTCGCGGCGTGCGTGAGCACCTCGAGCGCGTTGACGGTGTTGATCGCGATGGCCTGCGCCACGGCGGCGCTATTCTGTGCCCACTGCGTGCCGTTCCAGCTGGCGTTATAAACCAGCATGAGCTTGCGCGTAGCGCTGCCGCCTACGTAGAGACTTGCGAACACGGTAGGCGAGGTGGTCGGGAAGCGCGCGACGAGGCGGTATGCGCCGTTGGGCACGCTCGTCGCAGCTAGTAGCGGCACGATGTCAGCGGCGGCGCTCGATTGAGCGAAGCGCAGCGCGAGGTCGGCGGTGGCCTCGCCGAGGATCACAGCGTTTAGAAACGTCAACCACTCGCCAGTGGCATACTGCAGATGGTTCCACCACTCGGCGGGCGGCGGCTCGTCGACAATCCAGCCTAGCGCGCGCTTGCCTGTTGGCGGCTCGAGCTTGGTGCCGGTGGTTGCCCACGTGGGGATCGTGACTGTTGGTCTAGGCATGCGGTGATGGTCCTTGTGTGCCGGGTGCGTCGGTGGTCGGTGAGGGTTGCGGGTCGGTGAGCGCGTCGGGCGCGCGCGTGAATCCGTACTTAGCGATGGCCGCGTCGAGCTCGGCGTCGCTCATGTCAGAGGGGCCCTTAGTGACAGTGACAGTCTGCTTTTGCCGGTAGCGCTGCGGAAAGCGCCGCTCGAGATACCAAGCGCCCGCGCGCCAATCCTCGAGCGAGGCCGACGTGACGCGCTGCACGACGCTCGCCTCTGCTCGAGCAAGCGAGGCCTGCATGTCATCCCAGAACGTGGCAAACGGTTGCTCGCCGGCCTGACCGCGCTTGCGCCACTCGTAGTAGGTCGAGCGGTTGATTGACTCGGCCTGGCATGCGGTGGCGATGGGCACGCCGACGGCGACCATGGCGCAGAGGCGCTCATGCAGCACGCGGTTATAGACGACGCGCCGATCTGACTGTTGCAGTGTCATGTCGGGGATGTTGACGCCGCGCCCTGCGAGGTCGCCGAGCACCACTGCGCGCTCGTAAAGCTCGACAGTCGGGCGAGCTCGTTTCTTGGGCTTGTCTGTTTCGCGCGCGCGCGGGCGCGAGCGCCGGGTTTTGCTGCTGATGGCTGCTTTTTTGGGTGCAGGTCGTGTGCGCTGCTTGGGCGGCATAGACAGTCAAACAGGGTGTGTTAGTAGGTTGGGCCCCGCGTCGCCGAGCGGCGGCACGCGTCGCACTGCGTCGAGTGCCGGCTGCGCCACTTGCTCGAGCTCATCTCGCGCACGGTTCCGCAACGGCAGCGCACTACAAACCAGTTTTCGGGGCCCGCGCTGCGCTGCCTCACAAACGCACTGACTATCGTCCAAGCTGTCGCCATGGGGTCGGGCAGGCGCGACGGCGGCGCGGACGGCAAGCACGCGCTGCACAGCCCCCCATAGCGGCGCAGCGGCGGCAGTAGAGCCCCGCAGCGGCAGTGCGTCGGTGTGTCCGGGATCGGCTTGGGAGACGCCACGGCGAGCGCCTCATGAGGTAATGCGGCACTTGGTGCGCGCGTGCAGGATGCCGCTCGTTGACGCGACGTGGCCTAGACAGATGGCCGCGGCGGCGTCGTTGGTGAGCGGCGTGATGGGCAGCCGCGCCCGCTCTAAGAGCCCGTAGGCTGCGCGCAGCTCGAGCCGCCGCGCGTCCTCGCGCTTGAGTGTGCCGAGCCCAAAGCAGCGCGAGCGCCACTCTGCCGCGGTGTACTCGATTACGTGGTGCGCGGGCCCGCCGCTGTAGCGCCACGCAGCGCGCCACACAGCGACGTGCTCGCGCAGACGTACGACGGAGCTGAGCGGCCCGCCGTAGGGCACCTCGAGCGCGAGCGCGAGCGGCAGCCCGAGCTGCTCGGCGAGGTCGCGCGTCGAGCGCATGAGCACGTGCCGGTGCTCGTCGGCGTCGATGTCGAGCTCGCCGTAGTCGTGGAGCTTGCCGCGCGTGTAGCGGGCGGTGCCCGACGTACTCGCGACGTCGACGGCGAGCAGCACGAGCTCGAGCGGGCGAGGGGTGGGGAAGTCGCGCGGCTCGGAGCGCTTGAAGTGCAGCCCCCGACGCGAGGTGCGCGAGGGGCGCAGGAACGGCAGCAGGCGTGCAGTCATGGTCGGCTCACGGGGGCAGGGGTTGGGCGGGGCGGGGCGTTGGGCGGGGCGCTGGGCGCGTAGAAACAGCCGCACGGGTTGCAGACTGAGAGCGTGCCGAGCTCGTCGGCGCGCTGGACGTCGACGTAGAGGCAGCGGCGGCAGCGCGCGCAGACGCGGTCGAGGTCGGGGCAGCTGTGCGCGACGCGCATGGCGACGCGCTGCCCGCTGCGCAGGAGGCAACGCGGGCACACGCGGCTCACGGCTTGTCTCGCAAGTTGGGGCCCGCGACAGTGCGCTGCAGCGCGAGCTCGTCGAGCAGCGAGCCGAGCGCGCCGTGCGCGTAGGTGGTCTTGAGCTGCCCTTGCGAGACGTAGCTCGTGACGAGCGTGTCGCGCGACGCGCGCGCCTCGAGCAGCTCGCGCAGCGCGAGCGACACTTGCGCATGGTGGCGGGTTTCCTCGCCGCCGAGCCCGTCGACGATGAGCAGCGGCGCCTGCGCGAGACGTTGCCAGCGCGCGCCCTCGTCGCCGTATAGCGTGCCGTGCGCCTGCAGGAGCGCGCGCGGGGTCGCCCATAGACTCGCGGGGTGCTCGAGCGCGAGCGCGGCGCCTGCAACGGTCTTGCCCGAGCCGACGCTCGCGCACAGCACGAGCACGCGGCGCCGCTCGGGGTCGCGGTACCAGTCACGCACGGCATCGAGCGGCAAGCTGCGGGGCAGCTGCTCGGCAGCGAGCAGCTCGAGCACACGAGGCGTGAGCCCGACGCCGAGCTGCTCGAGCTGCCGGCGGCGAGCGAGCTTGCGGTCGCGAGCTCGGGCGACGGGGTCGGGGGGCGGCCCGGGTGGGCTCGGCGGTCGCTGCCCGCCGCTGGCGACCACGCGGGCGCACTGCTCGATGACCTCACGCAGCCGCTGCTTGGCGGTCGGCATGAGCGATGCGACAGAGGCCGGCGGGGCGTCGCGGCGCGAGGTCATAACACGGCCTCTGCCGCGAGCTCGGCGGCGGTAGCGGGTCGCAGCGGCGCGGGGCGGCCGGGCTGCTCGAGCGGCTTAGCTCGCCCGCTGGGCGGCTCGCCCGCGAGATAGTCGGGCCAATACCGCAGCACGTGCCCGGCGGTGTAGTAGCGCGACGCCTGCACGTCGGGGCGAGCGCGCACGAGCCGCGTGATGGTGGCTGCGACGCGGGCGAGGTCGCGCGGCGGTTTGCGCCCGAGCTCGGCATAGGCGTTGCGCTCGTGGTGCGTGCTCGGGTAGGGCGCGGGGCGCGTAAACAGGGTCTGACAAAGCAGGTCGAGCCACGTACGCCCGCGGTCGATGTCGACGTCGTGCGCCGCTGCAGCGGTGGGCAGGGGCGCGACGCGGGCGTGACTGTGCGCGTGACCGGGGGCGTGACTGGCTGCGTGACTGGCTGCGTGACTGTCGGTGTGACTTAGTGTGTGACTGTCACGCCCTGACGGCGTCTCGTTTGCTTGATTCTGCTCGACGTGGTCTAGCGCCGAGCTGGGGCGATCGCGGGCTGCGTCTGCGCGAGCGTCGCGGGCTCGAGCTCGGGCACGCGAGCGGCGCTTGCGGGCGGCTGCGGGCGTCTCTTGCGTGCGCCAATAGCCGAGCAGAGCTACGCCGCCGCCCGGCAGCGGGGCGATCTCGCCGATGGCCTGCAGGCGCTCGAGCCCGCGTTTGGTCTGACGCGTGGTGAGCCCGGCTGCTGCTGCAATCTGACGGACGCTGAGCGGTGCGCCGTTGCACCACGCAATGGGCACGGGCTCGTGCTGCTCGTTGGGCGTGACAGTCACGCAAGCGTCGCGCGTGACTGTCACGGTTGCAGTGCGCGCGACGCTCGCAGCGCGCATGCGCTGGGCGTGCAGGCGGGCGAGGTGTAAGAGCGCGGTTAGGAGCGCTCGCCCGAGTCCGTCGAGCGGCGAGTCGGGCCCATAGTACGTGTCGTGTACTTTGACGTAGTCGTGCATAGGGGAGTGAGCTCGAGCGGCGAGCCCCGACAACGCGAGCGAGCAGCGGCGCGCACGCGCAGCGAGGCGTGCGGCGTTAGGTGGCAGCGAGCAGCTCGCGCTCGCGCTCGCGGCGGCGGCGCTTGCACACGCGATAGATCGCATCGACGGACACTGCGTGTTCCGTGGCCTCTGCGATGCTGCGCGCCGTCGAGCGGTGCGGGTAGCTCGAGCCCGCTGCGATGCGTCGCAGCGTCGAGCACGCGATGCCGGTGTGGCCATGCAGTCGCGAGATGCTTCCCAGTCCGTTGGCGTCGAACCATTCGCGGAGCGTCATAGACCGCCGAGCCTACGGGCTCGCCGAGCAAACGCACAAGCTTCTATCCACACCTAACAGTTAGATATACAGCGAGCGCACGCTCGAGCGTCCGCTGCGCACATGTAGGCGCCGCCATGGGTGGCGGCGTGACTAGTCGTTTTTGACGTGCTGTAGCCTGCGCTGGCTAGCCTTAGAGCGTTTAGTCGGGCATAACCTGTTGACCTACGACGCGCGGGCGGTCTATCCGCTCGAGCAGATGCTGCAACGCTCGTGCAAGGGGCTCGCTCATGGCGCTACGGCTTAGAATCTCAGACCTCGAAGCACCTACACCCGACGACCCGATGGGCGAGCCGACGCTGCAGCGCCGCATATGGGCGGCGTACATGAGCCGGGGGTTTAGTCGGCACAAGTTTGCGCGCTCGTTGGGCGTGCACGGCTCGACGGTGGTGACGTGGTGCACGGGTGAGCGTGATCCCGACTTGCGGCAGCTGATCGCGGTCGCGCTGCTGCTTGACTATCCGCTCGAGCAGGTTGTCTTCGGGCGGCCCGGGCAGGCGGGCGCGCGGGCGGTGGTCGAGGGGCGAGTGCCGCCGAGCGACGAGACGCTGCGCGCTGTGGTGCGCTCGTTTGTGGTGCTGATCGGCAGCTCGACGGTTTACGGCTCGTCGATGGTGCCGCCGCGTCTCGCGCACATTGCCGCCGAGCGTTGGTCAGGCGGCGACGATGCCGACGCATCGACGGGGCTCGGCAAGATGCCGCTCGACGTGGCGATGGCCCACTCGTTGCTCGCGCTGCGGCGGGGGCCTGACCTCGACATACCCAAACATGGGCCCGGCAGAGAGACGGCGCAGCGGGCGCTGCGTGGCTGGGCGAATGCGGCGGCGCATGGCCACTTGCGCGAGGCGCTCGAGCGCGGTGTGCGTGACGATGCGGCGCTCGCGCTGCGCGTCGGGCAGCGACTTATCGAGCTCGCGACAGACGACGACGCGGATGCATGGGCAGCGTGCGTGCGCGAGGTGGTCGACGAGCTCACGGGTGCCGCCGAGCGGCGCCGGGTGTTTGCGGCGATGGATGCAGCCGAGGCGCTCGCAGGCGAGACGGGCGCAGCGACAGCCGACGAGGCCGACGACGGCGACGAGGCCGACGACGAGCGCGAGGCCGACGAGCTCGAGCACGACGCGCAGCAGCTCGTGCGGTGGCGCCCCTCGCCGGTGGCGTCACAGCGCCGGCCTGCAACGCCTGCAACGCCTGCAACGCCCGAGCCGGCAGCGCCCGAGCCGGCGGCGGCGGCGTCGCAGCGGCGGCCTGCAGCGCCCCCAACGCCTGCGGCGCCCGATCCGGCAGCGCCGGACAGCTCGCAGCCCGGCGGGCTCGGGCGGGCGCGAGAGGCCTACAACCGCATGATGGATGCGAGCCGCGCCGGGGGCGGGCGGTCGCTGTCCGACGAGGAGATAGACGCGTTGATTGCGCGCGAGGTGTCGCAGGTGTCGCGGTGGCGAGCTGTGCCGAAGGCGCCCGCGGTGCCGCCGAGTGACAAGCCCGGGCCCACGCGGGGCAACACGCCGGGGTCTAGGACGCGGCGCTAGGCCGGTATGCGTTGGCCATCTCGGGATGGTAGCGGGCGAGCAGCGCGTGCATCATACGCGAGTATGAGCAGGCGAGCGTGAACCGCTCGACGATGGCGCGGGCGAGACCTAGTGAGAGCGCCGCTGTGTGATAGCGGTCGACGTTGCAGAGGACACGTTGCCCCGCGTCGTCATAACTGAAATTCTCACACGGCTCGAGCATGCCGAGGTGCCCTGCGAGCTCGGGCAGGGTTTTGGCACGTGTGGTGCGTGCGAGTATGGCCACTAGCCGCGTCGGGTCGACGTCGCGCGGGGTGGGCGTTGTGGCCTCATGGAAGTCGGACCACACAATATAGTAGTGCCGCTGCGCTTCGATGGCTGCCCCTCGCATGGTGCACCGTAGTGCCACACTGTGCGACGCGCGTCTCGTGGTGTCGGTGGCCTAGCCCTAAAGTGAGTGGTTGAGTGTAGGTGCGAAAAGACTCCTACGGGGCAGAATGCGGATGTAGCCGCATGCCAAGACCGTAAGGTCGCTAAGGTATGCTAGTGGGCTGTAAGGGTCTACATGGCTGACTTAGGAATCACGGTTTCGCGCGGCGTATTGCGGCAGCTCGCAGCGGGTCAGCGCTCGCAGCTGTGGCTGCCGGTGCGTGTGCCCGACGGGCACGAGCTCGAGCAAGTGCAGTGCGGCGAGGTGTCGCCGGGCCCCGCGTTGGTGGTTGTGCGAGCCAACGATAGCGACGTACTCAAGCGGGGGCGCTGTCCGTTTGGGCGAGTCGGCGATTGGCTTTACGTTCGTGAGCAATGGGCAACGGCGAGCGACGGGCGCACGCGCTATCGGCGAGACGGCGGCACGCTGCCCGCGGGTCAGCAGTGGTGCTCGGCGCGGTCGATGCCCGAGCAACATGCCCGGCTGTGGCTCTTGCTCTACAGGCTGCGGCTCGTGCGCTTGCATGACGCAGGCGATCTCGACTTGCGATCGCAGGGTGTCAGCTGTCCAGCACATGACACGGCGAGCACGATCTGCTTGGGCAACGGTTGCCAGCTGCACCGCGAGGCGTTTGCCGAGCAGTGGGATCGTCGGTATGGCGGCACCTCGAGCGCATGGGCGTGTAACCCGCCGAGCTGGGCGCTGTCATTCACTCGGCACACGCGCATGGAGCGAGCGCGTCGGCTCGCGGTCGACGCTGTCGCCGATCGGCTAACAGTCAGACGCTCGGCGCGGGCCCGGGGATAAAGTGTGGACGAGCGGCGCTCTCGTGCCGCAAATGGCTGGACGCCTGGCGCGAGAGCGTGGTAGCGCAGGAGCCACGAGCTAACCCACCTACGCCACATAGACCAGTCCCGCGCCGTATCAGCGGCTTGGGACCCTTGGACTCGCGACAGACGCCAATCTGTCAGGGCGAGCCCGGAAGCCAGCAACTGCAATCACCAGTCGAAGGCCACGTGCCCCCACGTATACCGCCCGCTATAGCCCGAATCAATAGCTTCGTTGACCGCGTCGAGCCCCTACCCGTGCCCGTCGCCGCCGCGAGGTCGCTCACGGTGCCTCGCGCCTGGGTCACTGACGGCATGTTCAGCTATCGGCAGCGGGTCGGGGCAGGCGAACTCGGGCAGTCGCACCTCGACGTGCTCGGCGCAGCGGTGGCGCTGGCGAGCGGGCACTCGGGCGACGGGGTCGTGCCGCTGCGGCTGTGTGACCTGCGGCGGCGGCTCGAGCGGGTCGGGCTCGCGAGCCGCGAGCGGCGGCAGCTGCGCCGGCTGCTCGGTGAGCTCGCCGAGCACGAGCACGTCGGCGGGTTTGTGCGGTCGACGGGCGACGCGCGTGCACCATTCGAGCTCTACAATTTGCCAGCGCTCGCCCGCGAGCTCGCGACGGGCACGGCGACGCTCGACGCGCCGCGACGCTGGGCGCTGCGTTTGAACCCGCTCGCGGGGTGGCTCGACATGCTCGCGGCTGCGGGCTGCCGGCCTGAGACTGTCGGCGAGCTCGTCGGGCTCGGCATCTCGACGCGCGACGCGCGACGCAACCTTACGCACGCGGTGCGAGCGCTCGCGGCTGCGGGCGGCGAGCAGCTCGAGCTGCAGCGCGGGCCCGGGGTACGTGCTGATCGGCTCGCCCGCGCGGGCAGCGTGCGCGAGACGGCGCTGCCGTGCGGCAACTGGTACGTGCGGCGACGGTCGTGCATGCAGTGGCTCGCGGGCCCGGCGGCGACGAGCTGCGTGACGACAACGTGCCCGCCGTGAGCTCGCGACGGTGAGCGGAACTGCAGGGGCCGGAAAGAGCGCGATGTCTGCGTCAGCCCCCGCGCGACCATAGCAGGGTCGCGCGGCTGCGCGGGCGCGCGCGCGCCGTGGCTCGAGCCCCTCGTCGCCGATGCGCAGCGCGCCGAGCTCGAGCGCGAGGTGCGCTGCGCCAACTATCTGCCGCCGCCCGCGAGCAAGTAACTTGCTAGCGCCTGCTCGACGGATCGCATGGCGGCAGCGGCGGTCGCGGCATGGCGTGTGCAATGCCTGCTTGGTGGCGCCTCGCGCGTGCGCGCGCGTGCGTGTCGTGCGCGTGTGCAGGTACGCGTGCGCGCGGGCTCGAGCGGGTCGGGGTACGGCAGCGCGCGGGGTGCTCGGCGTTTTGGGTACGTCGGCGCGGCCTCGAGCGGGGTGAGGGGTACGTCGGCGCGGGCCCTCGCGAGGCCGGTTTACCCGATCACGGGACGGTAAAGCACACTCTTGACTCGACGCGTAACCACGCGGAATCAAAGATTATTCGCTGACACGTCCTCGCGCGCGCGTTATCGGCGTCTGTAGCGCATTCATGCTCACTATCTGTGGAGAGCAGATAGTGATTCTTTCTTGATGCGTTCTAAGTAGACGCTGTCAGCCTAGTCGCTGCGTTACCTGAAAACGCGCGAGCGCGAGCGTATCGATGGCCAAAACAGGCTGTCAAGCAATTTGTCGCAGCGTCGAGGGGCGAGCGAGAGGCTACGGAATGCGGGCGGCTGCCGGGCAGGTCAGCGCTTGCGGCGGCGCTTGGCCGCATAGCCGCGGTTTTGGGCCCGCACGTGCTCGCGGTGGGCGTTGCGCCACGCGTAGAGGCGGCGGCGGTAGGCGTCGGGGTCGCGCTGGCGTGCAGCCCGTTCTCGCAGCCGCGCCACGGCTCGCAGGCGCTCGGCGTCGGCGGCGTAGCGGGCTCGGGCTTGGGCGAGCTGCTCGGGCGTCCTCGGGGCTCGTGGGGTGCCTCGTAGGCCGGCGGCCTTGGCGGCTATCCGCTTGGCGCGCGCGCGAGCGCTGATGCGGTCGAGGCGTGCGCGTCGCCGGTTGGCGAGTGCGAGGTCAGCGGCGGTCGGCTCGAGCCCCATGCCGTGGGCAGCACGCACGCGGGCGGTCGCCTCGAGCTCGCGGGCGACGCGGGCGGCATGCTCGTCGCGTCGGGTGGCGCGGTGCAGCTCGGGGTCGGCGGCCCGGATGGCGGCCCGCTGCACGCGGCGGCGCTCGCGCTGGTCTGCCGTCAGTGGTGGCTGCTTGATACCGCGCAGGCGCTGCTCGACGCGCCACTTGGCGGCGTTGTCGCGGTTGCGCTGGGCGTCGCGTTGGTGGCGCAGCTCGAGCTGCTCGGTGTGCTCGGCGTAGGCGCGGTCGACGAGCGCGTCGAACTCGAGCCGCACCTCGAGCCATAGGCGGCGTGGTGGCATGCCGGCCTATCGTGGGCGGGCTGCTCGGGTTGCAAGGGGCGCCGGGGCTGGACGAGCGGCGGGGCGTCGCGGTAGACGCGCGGGCATGGATGGCGGCACGTGACGAGCGCGCTTGAGAAGCTCGCGAGCGAGCGCGCGGATGAGATGAGCGCGCACATTCGGCAGCTGAGTCTCGCGCTGCAGGTGCGGATCTGGGCGTGCGTGCGCAAGGGTCTGTCGCTCGACACTGACCCGATGAAACAGGCGCTTAGCGTCGCGATTGTCTATCTCGAGCTCGAGCGGTCGCGGCAGCTCGAGCTGCGTGACCTCGCGCTGCGCATCGACGAGGTCGTGCCCGACGTGCTCGAGCGGGCGGGCGAGGTCGAAGCGCCGCCGACGCCGAAGGCGCCGCCCGGGTGCGTGACGTGCGCCGACGGGCCCGGGGTCGGTGAGGTCGACTAGCGCGCTGCTAGTGGTCGGCGGTCTGCCGACGGCGATCGGCACAGTCTGGGCAGCTCGCGTCGCAGCCTGACATGATGCCGTCGGGCTCGGGGTCGTAGAGCTCGACGCGGTCGCCGGGCCCGGGGTGGTGGTGCTCGAGCAGCTCGCGGGTGAGCTTGCCGTAGTGCGCGCCGAGCGAGGTGTGCAGGCGGGCGAGCGAGCGACAGGCGGCAGCGGTGATCGCTATCTGGTCGGCGGTCGCGCCCTCGGGGGCGGCCTCTGCGAGCCCCTCGTCGGGCGAGCGCAGCGTGGCCCAACTAGGCGGCCCGTCGAGCCACACGATGGCCGTGGGCGTGTAGAGGCAGATAAATGCCCCGACGGCGCCGGTTAGAGCGCCTGAGAGCGCCTCGAGCGTCTCGTAGAGCTGCTCGGCGCCGGGCGCGGCGGGCGGCGGGGGCAGCGGGTGGGCGGCGGGTGGGGCCTTCGTGCTCGGCATGGCCGCCACACTACGGCAGGTGGCGGGCGTCGGGGTAGGGGTTGTGAGACGTCTCGCGGTCGTGACGGCGTGACGTTCTGACGGCGTGACTCTTAGACCACGAAACGAAACGCTTTTCTCGCGTATGGAAAGCGTTTGCTCTGCTGCCGCCCGCGGTGGTAGCGTTGGGGCACGCGGGCTCGCGATCGGCGAGGCGCGTCTGCGAGGTAGCAACGGTGGACACAACTGCACAGACAACAGTCGAGGCGCTCGCGATGGCGGGCGGCTGCACGAGCGGCGCAGGAAGGCGCGGCGTGATGCGCTGGCATGCGGTGCCCCGCGCGTACGACTACACGCGGCGGGCGCTGTGTGGCGCGCGGCCTAGCATCCAATGGGGCGGCGACGTCGGCGCCGCTGTGACGTGCGCGCGCTGCCGTGAGCGGATGGCAGCTGACGGAGGCGGGCAATGATGACTGCAGACATGGGCGAGGCGCAGAGCAGCGGGTTTGTCGAGGCGCTCGATGGCGTGCGCCTGGGGCTCGGGCCCGCGCAGTCAATCGCGGTCTGGCTGCGGGTGCGCGATGATGGCGACTGGGCGCTTGCGATCGGCGAGCCGAGCGGTGACGGCGCATGGGCGCTCGGCGAGGTCGAGCGCTGCGACGAGGCAGAGCTGCAGCGCGTCGCGGTCGCGCTGTGGCTGCAGGCGCGGGCGCTAACTGAGCGCTGGGCTGACCTCGAGAGCGACACGTTTTGGACCGGGCTGCGCTACCGCGATGCTTGACGCCGCTCGAGCTCGTGCGCGAGGGTCGACGCCATGACGAGCGAGCGAGCGGGGCTCGAGCCCCTCACGGTTGAGATCCCCGCGTGGGTATACGGTCGTTTCCCCGACGCGCCGGTGGCGTTCGCGCGCGAGCCCGATCGCGACTTTGGGCCGTGGGTGTACCGGCAGATAGCCGCGCGGCGCATGCTGAGCATGCTTGTCATCTGCACGGGGCGCGTCGAGGCCGACGGCCGGCGGTGGCTGCACGTGTCGGCGTCGCGTCGCGATCGGGTGCCTGACTGGTACGATCTCAAGCTCGTCAAACAGACGTTTTTGCCCGACCTCACGGCGCTGCAGGTGCTGCCGACGGTCGACAAGTACGTCAACCTATCGCCCAACGTGCTGCACCTATGGGCGTGCGTCGACGGCGACGTAGTGCCCGACTTCCGCATTCGCGGGCAGATCTGACAACGCAACCTGTAAGCCCGGCTGATAGGTTGCCCAACGCACGAGGCCCCATGAGCGAAGACAAGCCAGCAACCGAGCCCGCGCCGCCGCCGACAGCTGCCAAGCCCGAGCGGTCGCTACCGCAGCCAATCGGGCACGTGATGCAGTTTTTCCATTACGAGCATCTGCCCGCGCATCTGCGCGAGGTGTCTGAGCCGTTCTGCGAGCTCGCGGCGTGGCTCGTGCTGCACTGCCCGCACAATCCCGAGCTCACGGTGGCGCTGCGCAAGCTGCTCGAAGGCAAGGACGCGGCGGTTCGCGCCGTGCTCGCGGGGTGACATGGCAGCCGTGAGCGGCAGCGGGTACCATGGCGAGCGGTTTGTGACGGTTTGCCTATACTGTCACCTCGAGCAGGGGCTCGAAGCGTCGAAGGGCCTGCTTGACGCGGAGTCGGGCGAGTGCACCGACGCCTACACGGCGCTCATGGTCAGCGTCCTCGAAGTCGTGCAGCCGTCTGTGGTGCTGCAAATGTGTGACGAGCACAGCCGCTCGCGGCGAGTGCAGCGAGGCAGAATCGCAGGCTACATGGGGCGCGCAAAGAAACTCGGCGAGCGGTAGCAGGGGTCGGTTGCCGAGCGAGCTTGACTCGGCGCGCGCTCGCCCACGAGCGTCGCCGTGGCCCCATGCGAATCGGTTCCTTGTTCTCTGGCATCGGTGGGCTTGAGCTTGGGCTCGAGCGGGCCGGCATCGGTGAAACCGTTTGGCAGGTGGAGCAGGACGCATACTGCCGCGCGGCGCTCGCCAAGCATTGGCCCAACGCGCAGAGGTTTGAAGATGTCCGCACAGTTGGCGCTTCCGTTCTTTCCGCTGTTGACCTCATCTGCGGCGGATTTCCCTGTCAGGACGTCAGCAGCGCTGGAAAGCGAGTTGGCATCACTGGTACTCGTAGCGGCCTCTGGGTTGAGTACCGTCGTATCGTCTCCGAGCTACGACCGCCCTGGGTCGTGGTCGAAAATGTCGCCAGCGGAGCGGCTGCGTGGGTTGACGCAGTGGTCGAAGGGCTGGAGCTCGAAGGGTACGTGTGCCTACCGATCCCGCTTGCGGCAGCTGATGTCGGAGCGCCGCACGCGCGAGCAAGAGTTTTCATCGTTGCTGCCAACGCTGACGCGACACTCGTATGGCACGAACCAGGGCGGGGCAGCGGGCAGAACGGGAAAAGTCCGCATGTCACTGCAGCGCATGGCCCGCGACGGCCTGATGCCGACGCTAACTCGAAAGGGGAAACTGCTAAGCCCGTCGATGCAGAAGTGGCCCGCGCATCGCCGCTTGCCCACGCTGACAAAGCACGACGAAAAAGGCGCGTCGCCCTCGGAGATGAACCGCAAGTCACCGTCGCTGAGCGCGTTTGCCACTGGGGGTCACCTCAGCCCCCAATGGTGCGAGTGGTTCATGGGGTTTCCGGCAGGCTGGACAGAGCTAGACCGCGCATCGCAGCCCTCGGAAACGCAGTCGTCCCGCAGTGCGCAGAGGTGATAGGGCACGTGATTCTGCGCTTGATGCGCGAGTCACGCGCCGCCGAGTGACGCAACGAGTGTTCGATGGTAGGAGCGACAAAGGACGCCTATGGCAGACTCACCAACAAGCTCACGCGCGCGGTATCTGATTGCGTCCACACTGCTCGAGCACGCGCTCGAGCTGCTCGGGCCCTGCGACGCGGTGACGATTATCGTGCATGGCGCCGCAGGCGAGCCAGAGCAGGCGCTCGCCCTGCAGACGACGCTCGGCAGCCGCGCTGCCGTGCGGGGGATGCTGATGAACACTGTGGGCGAGACGCTGCTCGCGGATGGGGTGCGGCCTGGCGCCGCTACGGAAGCGGTCGCCCTGCAGGACTACGCAGCGTGGGAGGGGCGTCGATGACAGATAGAGAGCCGCCCGAGGTCGACGAGCACGGCAACCCGGTCGACGTGCGCGCGACGCGCTTGTGGATGATCGAGCAGCTCGAGGAGCTGCACCGGCGGGCGGTCGAGCTGCGTGCGGGGGTCGAGCGCGGTGACGTCGTTGCGATAATCGAAGCAACGCGCTTTGCGGCAGCGATGAAGCCGCACGCGGCGGCGATCGAGGCGGCCATAGCTGAGGGGCACAAGAGGCGCGTGCAGGCGTGATGCGCGCCCCTCAGAGGCGGTCGACGGCGTGCTGCGCATACTTGGCGAGCTTGCCCGGCAGCGTGTGAGCGAGCGACGAGTGCACCGCGAACATGCCCACGATGGGGCCGTCGAGCTTGGCGTCGCTCGCGTGCCCGAGCACGCAGTGCACGTCGCCGAGTGCATCGGGGTCGGCAACCCACACGCGCAAGAGGGTGCCATCGTAGTCGAGCGTGATGTCCGTGGGGCGGAACGTGGCGGATTGCATGGGGCCCGAGCATAAAGCAGGTGTGCAGGCGCTGCGCACGAGTCGACATAAACACCGTTATCGGGCGTTGCTCTTGGACGCCTGACAGTTGTGACGTCGTGACTGTCTGACTGTGTGACTCCTAGACTCTGACGCCCGCGGGCCCCCTCGCGCGCGCGAGAGGCGCTTTACGCGCCCCGCGAGCTCGGGCATGCTGGGCGCCGCCATGCCGGATATGCGGGACATGCAGCGGCGGTCGCAGGAATGCGCCGACTTTGGCGACGCGCTGCTCGAGACGATCGAGAAGCATTGCGGCCCGCTGCTCGAGCGCTATGCGGTGGCGCTCGTGGTCTACGAGCGCGAGGCCCGGGGCGCGTGCTCGCTGTCGGCCAAGTGGCAGACCATGGGCGAGCGCGAGAAGCTGTGCGAGGTGCTCGACGGAGTGCTGCAGCTCTTTGCGGGCACGCTCGATGCGCCGGTCAGCAAGATTGATATCCGCGAGATCGAGCCTGGCAGCTAGACGCGCCCGAGCGAGCTGCCGGCCTGCCGGCTGCTCGTGAGGCGCGTAACCCGCGGTAGGCGCAGCACGCCGCGAGCCCCCTACAGCTCGACGTCGAAGATGCGGCGCAGGTCGAGCTCGATGTCGAACGGCTCGAGCTGCAGCGTGGGCGCGTAGGCGTGCCGCTGGCATTGGTAGAGCTGCGTGCTCGGCAGCGAGCATGCATCGATCCAACGCTCGCGCGGGTGAACCATCCAATAGTGCGGCACGCCCATGCGTTGATAGAGCTCGCGCTTGCTCGAGCGGTCGCGCCCGGGCTTGCTCGAGAGCACCTCACACACCCAGTCGGGGCGCTCCCAAAATATGCCCGCGTCGAGGTCGCGCGGGGCGTTGACGATGCGCCACCCGACGACGTCGGGCACGAGATACTCGCGCTCGTCGCTCTCACGCAGGGTCTCGGGCAGGTAGACGCCCGCGCCCTGCAGGATGAGCCAGCGTCGGGCGTTGCCGCGCGTGCCGCCGCCAAGCGCGTCGTCGAGCTGCGTGGCGAGGTGGCGCTCGACGAGGTTGTGCCGAGCCGTCGGCGGCGGGTAGACGATGAGCTCGCCCGCGATAATCTCGGCGCGGGTGTGGTCGGGCAGCAGGTCGCGTATCTGCTCGAGCGGGGTGCGGTGGTGTGCAGTCATGGGACAGTTCCTCTTTTTCGACCTCGTTAGGGGCCGTATGGTGGCAAAAGTCGACGCGTTTACGGTAGCGGTCTCGGGGTCAGTGGTGTTGATGGTTGGCGGGCGGCGCGAGGCCGAGCTCGACGGCATCGAGCTCGCCGCACAGCACGCGGCTGTGCTGGGCCGGTGTGAGCTCGACGAGCGCGTAGACGCGCCGGGGCACGTCGGGGTCAGCGAGCGCGCCCTGACGGGCGTCCTCGAGCGCGATGGCCTCGGTGCGCCCGACGCCGAGCACGCGATCGCGCCCGGGGAGCGTGCCGAGCGAGCCGATAGCCGCGTAAAAGCCGCTCATGGCCGAGCTGCCCCGACGTCGGAACGTTGCGACGTCGTGACGTCTTGACGCTCTGACGTCACGGGCTGGGCCCGCTCGGCGCGCAGGAGGTTCACCCATGGCCCGCACGTCGAGCAGTGGCCCGCCATGCGGTCGAGCACGTAGGCGAGCCCGACGCGGGCGCCGATCGCGGTGCTGTTGTGGTAGTCGGCGACGGTGCGATCGCGGGTCTCCTGCGTGAGCATCTGCGTCAAGATGCGCTCGAGCTCGAGCGGCACCTCGCCGGGGTCTTGCACAAACATCTGCGCACCGCACAGCTTGCAAGGGGCCCATGGCTCGCGCTTGCGCAGCGGCTCGCTGAGCGTGTCGATGACCTCGCCGACGGTCTGCTCGCGCTCGTGCGCGGCGTCGGAGAGGCGCAGCGCGGTGACCTGGCGCACGTAGACGGTGAGCCGATCGCGGGGCAGCGCGACGGGTGGGCGCCCGCGCGGTCGCCGTTGCTTGGCGGCCTCTGCCACGGCTTGGCGGCTCGCGCCGGTGAGCTTGGCCGCGAGCGGGCGGCTGCCCCCGCGGTCGAGGATGCGTCGGATCGTGGCGGCGCGGGGTGCGGCGGTGGACTTCGCAGGCATCGTTTGCGGCTCCTTCGTGGGCGTTGCGCGGGGCGCGCGAGTAGCTTGTTTCGCAGGGTCTGCCGCGTCAAGTCTTTATTGTACAGGCAAAATCAGCCGCCGCCGTCGGCTGCAGCGCGTGGCTCGCGGTCGTGCTCGAGCTCGGTCATGGCGAGCCGCATGCGTCGCAGCACCTCGCCCATGGACACACGCAGCTCGCGGGCGAGCGAGCGCAGCCACTCGACGGTGGCCTCGTCGGTGACGACGGTGAGCCTCGCGTGCAGGTCGCCACGTGGGCGGCCTCGCGTGCTCGAGCGCATGAGCGCAGAGTTGACCGTCTGCCGGCTGAGCTTCAGCTTTTTCTCGATGGCCTTGCGCGGCATGCCGCGAGCGTAGAGTCGGCGCACGCGCTCGGAGTCTGTGATCGGTGTCCGGGGCTTGGCGTCTTGGGGTCGGCGACGGGGTCGGCTGCGGGGCGTGGTCATGGCTGAGCACGGCGCAGGAGCGGTCGGCCCGCCGCGCTGCCGGGTGGGGTTGGCGCGGCGCGGCGGGCAGTCGGCTCGAGCGCGATCCTACTGCGGCTGTGCGCATTCTGCGACGAGGTCGCAGTCGTACTCGGGCGAGGCGTCCTCGAGCCAAGCATGCGCAGCGAGCAGCGCGGTGACGAGTGCGATTCTGAGCGTTTTTATGGTACGATTCACGGTGAGATGCCTTGTGATAGGGGTTTCTGCGGGCCGGTCAGCGGTTGCAACGCTGACCGGCCTTTCGTGCGCTTTGGGGGCGCAGTGACGTGCACGCTAACCGCGAGCGCGACGAGCTGCAACGCTTTTGGCGCGCACATATGTCGCGTCTGACGCGCAACGGTCGAGCAGTCACGACGTCGTGACTGTCTGACTCCACACGCCGACGTCGTGACGTCTGGCCGCTCTGACGTCGTAACTTGACAGAGTGAACGCTCGAGCGTTCACTGCGTAGCATGGCGTACGTAATCGCGTTTTGCGGGCAAAAAGGCGGGTCGGGTAAGACGACCTTGTCAGTGAGCGTGGCTGCCGAGCTGCAGCGGCGCGGGGTCAATACCCTACTCGTGGACGCTGATCCGCAAGGGTCGGCGTCGCAGTGGATCGAGATTGGGCGCGAGCAGAAGCGCGAGCGGCCCGACGGGCAGCACTGGCAGCGCGTGGTGCAGCTGCACCGCGAGCTCATCGACGCCCGGCGGCAGTACGACGCGATCGTGGTCGACACGCCGCCGCGCATGAATGAGGTGCAAGCCGAGGTGCTCTCGCAGTGCGACCTCGCGCTCATCCCGGTGTCGCACGAGGTAACCGAGCAGATGGAGCTCTCGAGCTCGGTGGACATTGCACGCGCTGCGCAGCGGTCGCGCAGTGAGCGCGGCCTCGAGCCCCTCGACGTGATGGTGCTGATCACGCGGCTCGACGATCGCGTGCGCGGCGCGCGGGCGTTGCAGAGTGATGTCAGGTCGCAGCTGCACGTGCCGGTCGCCGACGCGGTGCTGCGGCGGCGCGCGGACTACGGGCACGCGTTTGCGCGCGGGCAGGGTGTGACGGTGTGTCGGCCGGGCAGCATTGCGGCGCTCGAAGTGTGGCGGCTCATGAGTGACATAGAGGCGCTCGCGGGCCCGCGGCTGCGGCTGCCGGCGGCGTCGGGCGACACGCAGCGCGCGCAGGCAGTGTCGGCGGGTGCTCGATGAGCGTGCCCGTCAACAGCAACCTGCGCCGAGCGCCCGCCACGGCGCGCGTCGACGAGGTGCGTGTGCCGAGCCCGGCGGTGGATACGAGCGGCGCCGAGCACGTCGCAGTGCGTCGCGACATAACGCGGCAGATGCCGCTCGCGGGCAGCGAGGGGCTCGAGCCGCGCGAGCGCGAGCGCACGCGCACCAACGCCCGGGGCTCGCGCAAGGGGCGCGGTGTGCGGGCAAACGGCGGCGAGATTGACCGCATACAAGCCTACTTGCCCGTCGAGGTCGGCGACGCCCTGCGGCAGCACGTGCTGCGGCGGCGGCTCGAAGGCGCGGACCTAGAGATCTCGGGCGTGGTGACGGCGGCGGTGCTCGGGTATCTCGCCGCCGAGTCGCAGCAGTGGCTCGAGCCCGAAGTGCTGCCCGAGCTCGAGCGCGCGGTCGCGCGGGGCAAAGACCGCGCCGAGCTGCGCAGCGCGCTGTCGCAGGTCGCGCGGCGGCTCATCGGCAGGTGAGCGGGCCCGGGGCGCAGTCAGGAGTCACGACGTCGTGACCGCTGGACGGCTCGACGTCGTGACGCCCCTCGCCGGGGGCGGGGCTGCCCGGGTGCTCGTGCGCGGGGCAGATGCAGGCGTCACAGCCGACGAGGTCGTGGGCGGCGGCAGCGCGGCGCGCGCGGTTGGCCGCGCTGTGCTCGCGCTTCTCTTGGCGGCGCAGCTGCTCGAGCCCCTCGAGCACGAGCTGCTCGCCGAGCTTCTGCAGGGTCAGCCCTCGAGCGGTCGCTGCGAGGCGCACGCGCTCGGCGAGCTCGTCGGGTAGCCACACTCGGGCCATGCCGCGGTCGGTCATGCGCGAGACGTAGCGCGCGAGCAGCGGCGTGCCTAGCGCGTTTGCGCCGCCCGGGGCTGCACTTGTCGCTCGACGGGCCCGGCGGGCGTGGTTAGTTTGGGTGTCAGGGAGTTACGACGTCACGATGTCATGACGCGCAAGCGTCACGCAGGCGGTGAGAGCATGACGAGACGACGCAGCAAGCGCGGGCACGGGCCCGACGACCTCGAGCGGTGGCGCACGGGTATCTCGGGCGAGATGGCGGTTGTGCGGGCGTGGCGGCTCGCGCAGCGCGGCTCGAGCGGCGGGGTGCTGTCGCAGCGCGAGCTCGCGCAGCTCGTCGGGGTGAGCGTCGGAACGATCGGCGAGGTCGAGCGCGGCGAGCGCCCGCCGAGCTACGCGCTGCGGGCCCGGCTGTGGTCGCTCATGCAGACCGGGGTCGAGCTCGCGCCGTCGGTGGCTGGCCGAGCTCGGCGGCGTCTCAAGCGCGAGGCGGCGGGCGAGGATCGGCAGCTCTTTCTGCCGCTCGTGGGCGAGCACGCGCCCGAGCTCGAGCGCAAGCGGGCCCGCACGGGCTCTTAGATGCGCGCGGGCGGCGGTTTGCCGCGAGGGTCGGGCAGCATCACCACGACGTAGACGGACGGCTCTCGGGGCCCCCCGCTGCCTCTGCGGCGCTCGCCCTCGCGCCGCTCGATGCGCTGGGGGCGCAGCGACGCATGCAGCCACGCGAGCCGCTCGCGGTCGTATCTGTAGCCTGCGCTGGTCAGGTGGTCGGCGGCGGCGCGGAAGGTGGCGTAAACCTGCGCGACGTCAGACGAGCGAGCGGTCGCGGTGTTTGGCCCCACGATCTGAGTGTAGCTTGATTTGCGCTTGCGGGTCATGGGCCCGGCGGGGTGATGGGCGGCGCGGGCGGGATCTCATAGTAGGGGTCGTTTTGGATGAGACGCAGCGCGATGGATGGGGACTTGTAGACGCTGACGGCGCTGACGATGACTGTTAGCTCGACGTACCAAAGCCCGGGGGTGTCCACGTCGGCGGCGCTCGGCTGATACACGATCCACCCGTTGGGCTCGATGTGCCCCTCGCCGGTGCCGAGCTTGAGCACGCTCGAGTCGAAGCATAGCAGCGTCGCGCTGACGGCGGCCCCTTGGTCGGTGCCGTCGTCGGGGTCGATGTCGTACGGGAACTGCGCCGGGCATTGGCCGTACATGACGCGGTAACGCATCGGCTCGTTAGTCGAGCCCACGCGGCGGTCGGTGAAACGCGGTTGCAAGATGTCGCTCACGGCTGCACCTCTTGGCGGTTGATGGTCAGTACCAAACGAGCGCGGTCATGGCCGGGAACTGTCGGAAGTCGAGCGAGGTTCCAAAAAACGTGACTCCGGCGCCGCCGCATTCGAGCCACGTGTAGGCGTTGACACCGACCTGCGGTGTGTTTGTTAGCTTCGCAGTGAGCAGCGCGGTGTCGGGCTTGGCCTCGGCTGTTGGTCGGCATATCTGCAACGCGCCGCGCGAGCTGCTCGGGCTAGAGGTGCTGTTGAAGCCAATACCGACAGACGGCGAGACGGAGGTTGTGCTGCTTGTGTTGCAGCTTGCGACGAGGTCAACGGCGACGGGGTCGCCGGTGATGCCCGTAATCACATCGATCTGCGCGTTGGCGGATGCGTTGGCCTGGCGGTACGACGTAGCCGTGTATGCGTAGGAGGTTGGCGATCCGAGGCCTTGGAGTGTGACGGCGGTTTGCTGTCTGTTGTCGACGTTCCAGATATCGACGCCCGCGGGGCCAGTGTCGTACGCAATGTTGCGACGTATGCCATACGTGGTCGAGCTGCGCGGGCGCACGGTGCCGAGATAGCGGCGCGTATTGTCGCTGTTCTTTACCCAGACGCCGTTGCGGCGTCCGATGCTGGCTGAGCGGCCTGTCGGGGTTGACCAGTTCTGCGCCTCGAGCGCGACGACGCCGCCCGTCTGATAGGCGAACAGGTCGAACGGTATGCCGGACGATCGTCCGCTGAGCGAGTACAAGAGCGACGAGGCCGTAAATAGACGCCACGAGCTCGTCGTGGTGTCGTAGAGCGCGATGCGGTCGCCTTTGACTGGCGCGAGGTACACGACGCCGTAGTTGCCGTCTCCCGCAAACGTGTCGTCAACGTTTGGGGCGAGGCGGTAACCGTTTGTCTGCGGATCTGCGGCGAGCCCGCCCGCGTACGGCTCATAGACTGAGAAGACCTCCCACGCGCCCGCGTTGGTTGCATACATCCACGTGATGCAGCCATCTGTCGAGTTGAAGGTGAGGCCTATCGCAGCGGCGCGGCCCCCGACGTCGCGGATGAGCTTGGTGCCGCCCGCGACGCTATAGGTGAAGGCCGTGCCGGGGATGCACAGCACTGAGACCTTGTCGCCGTTCGCAGGTGACGTCGGGAAGTTGATCGCGACGCCCGCGGCTGCGACCACGGATATCGAGCCGGCGGTAGGCGCAGAGGGGCTCGGCGCGATGGCCCACGGCGTGCCGGTTCGCATGATGTCGAACTGGAACTTATCGAGCGCCGCCATGAAGCCGTCGACGGAGCCGGTCGCGACTGCGGGCATGGCGTGCACGTGGTCGGCGCGC